AAATTATTCACGACCGTAGCCCAAGGCCAGAGGAACTGGTTTTCGTTTGTATTGGAAGCCGAACCAACAGGCATCACCGAAACGGGCGAAGACCATAGATCCCTTACAGGAGAAGAATTACCAACAAGGTTTAAAATAGAAGTTACCCAAAGTGAATAGTTTGCATTTACACCAGGAGAATCGAGAATGTTTCTGAATCCTGAAAAAACAACGTAATGCTTTCCTTTAAGATAGAATGTAGCAAGCGAATGAATTGTCCAATCGAAAGAGTTTGCCTGCTGTGTCCAAAGAATATCAGTTGAAAAACCATTGACATCTCCGTATAAATAATAGATATCATAACCCGTGAATCCTGAAGAAAAAGTGCTGGCATTCGGCTTTATATAAAAAGCTCCCATTTTCATTGTCCCTCCCGTAGTGAAAACAGGCTTCATCGTAGCCATTGAAAGATTGCCGATCGTATTGTTCGGCAAAGCGCTAGGTGTAAGATTTAGTTTCGTCCAAGTAATTCCACCGTCATCAGAATACTGCAATTTTATCGTAAGGTTGCTGCCATCGTTGATAAAATTTCCAAAATAGGTAACCACAATCCTATAACCGCCATTGTAGTAGTCTGATATATTGATCGAATAAACGTTCCTCGGATCAAGGAAATTATCGCCCGTAGTATTTAGAACCGTGGCTGCAGGCCAGTTTCCCGCCGAAGCATCGAGGCTCGGCGCTCGGAAAACTTTTAGGTTATTAGCGCCATCAATTCCAACGGAAAAAGCTGTTCCATCAGGAGCTACCGCCATCGATCCATTGCCGAGAGGAACGCCCGCGCCTGAGTATGGCTGAGATTTCGGCTGGATAGTATCATCGATGACCTGGACCGTAAAATAAGGACGAACCGTTTGGCTTTGCTGAGTATTAAAAAGCTTCTGCGTTAGCCATTTATAAGCAGAAGTAACCAGTTGCGCTGGCAAATCAGTAAAGGCAGGATTGGTAACCGTAAGCGTAACTGATTCGCTCGTGGTTATGCTATCGAATACTGAAAATGTTACCATAGTTATTTTTTGAAGCCCGTCAATTTAAGCTGAATGGCATCAATGAAAATTTCCTCGACCACTACCCCGTCTTTTATTATACCTATAATTCTGCCTACAATCCTATCTTTTCTTCCATGTTCAGGGACAATAAGCGCCTCTCCGCGCAAAGCTTGATAGGCTTCACAGTCTTCAGGAACATCGATCGAGGCTTCGAGCCCTTCGTGAAAACAAGAGATTTTTTTCAGAGGGTATTTTGAAACACTCACCAGCTTTTTGATATCAAAATAATCAACCTCTTTTTTTTCACAAAAAGAAGACCAGTTTGCTTCTTTTTCAGTCAGCTCTGATCCATCAGTAAAAATAACCGCAAAATAAGAATTTTGAGGCATCCCGCGTTCTTCAAGAGTTTGAGTTGTTCTTTCGATTTCGTTAGCAGTCATAGTTTAGGAGTGCCAATCATAAAGAATTGAAACGGCAAGAGCATAGGAGTAAAAACCGATCTGATCAGGTGTTTCAACGTAAGTCGCAAATTCAATAAAACCTACTCCATTAGTGTCAACGCCTGCGCGAATCTGCGGGAGCGCGCTGCCATCTGAACCAAATTCAGGCTGGTAAACATCTCCGCCAGCCCTTCCGATTGCTGTGTCTTGTCCTACAAACTGCGTATAAAGGCCTGGTGCATTGGCATTTTCCCCGAAACCCGATTCATAGATTCTAACCCAGGATTGAGAAGCAGGAGATTGAATGCCCGTATGAGAATTAGCGCCAACACCATCGTAAACCGTGATATGGACATTGTTCATCGTAGCAATGCCAGGACTTTGCGTGAAATTGTTGTAAACACGGAAGTAAACCAAATTGGAAACCTCTCCGCCAAGAACAGGCAGATTGTTTCCTCCAAGCGCGGACTGTGCATAGATCAATGAAGAAATGACAGGGTACGGCGCGCTTCGGCTTTGTAATGTTACGATTGGTTGACTGCTCATTTGTTAGGCAACGACCTGCGTTGCTTCAGTTATTTCTACCTCGCAAAGCACATACGGTTTTTGAGGGGTAGCATATTTAGGGATAATTTCGTTGAGGTTCGTAAAGAATACACCCCAATTTTGACTCGTATTCGCTCCAACAGGGGCAAGTACACGCCCGAAAGGGTCTTGAAAAGAAAGCACCTGCGCAATTTGTCCGTAACTCGCCTCAAGATTTTGAAGCTGTTGCCACCAAGGAATCGTAATACCATCCTTGTAAGGAATCGAGTTCGGATCCCAAGTTTCCAAAATCAAAGTCATATCGATTACCCGAATACCAGGTCCGCGATCGATGAAGTTCAAACGGATGATATTACCCGCCAACTGCGAAGAAAAAGAACGCGACCATTTTTGGTTGTAGGTGTCGGCAGCAACCACATATTTGTTACCGTCCAAAACTATGTATGTATAAAATGGAAGCATGGTTTTATTTTACTCCTTGGAAGGATTTATATAGTAAAGCTGCCAAAGCCGAAGCAGAAACGTTCCCAGAACTTGGCAAGGAAAGATTGAAGGTTTTGTTGATATTCCCGTAAGAAGTATTTGAAGAACTGATACCGCTTTGAAGGGCAGTAGTAAGCGCGGTTATAAGCGACTGGTTACTTCCCGCTGCGCTGTCGATACTGGAAATCTGTTTTGCACTGAAACCATTATTCGTCAATTGCGTTCCAAGGTTAGTTTGATCTTCTTGAAGAAGTGCTGCTGCCGATTGCGCGGGCGTGATTCCCGCCAGTTTGTTGATCGCTGCAATTCCTGTCGGACCGAAAATACTCTGAATAGCATTTCCGTTAATCAGAGAGGTTAAAGAATCAAGAGTGCTTCCGATCGTTTTCCCTATTTGCGTCATGGCATTGCCAATCGTTCCGCTGGTTACAAGTGCAACCAATTTATTCCAGTCGGCGGTGAATTCACGGATCGCGCTGTCTGATTGAAGCCAAGCATCATGGATCGATTGCGTGCTGGTTGCGGTATTTTTAATATCAGCATCAGTCGTAGGGAGCTTTTTAAAAGCAGCCTGTAAAAGATTCACTTGATCAGCAGAAAGTCCCATATTCGTAGCAACGATCTGTGCAGAACTTCCCATGCTAAACAATTTTTTCGAGAGGTTATCAATAAGCCCCGTGATATCTCCGCTGGTAATCGAAGTTTTTACTGTCGTCAAATTCTGCCCCAAGAGCTCCATCGGACCGACAGGACTGTTTGCAGAATCCGCCAAAGCCTTAAAAGCTGCGTCTGCGCCAGCCAAACCAAGCGATTGAACCCTACCAGCAAAATCTGAAATCAAACCGTTAAAACTGCTGAAACTAGCTCCTGCTGCAACAAGCGCGGGTGAGAATTGAATGAACTGTCCCGCCAAAGCAGAAATACTCTCTTTCGAGGCTTCCGCCCCGTGCATCAGATCAGTAAGCATCGTGATAGCTTGATCTGAAGTGGTAACACCGAATTGCTGGAAAAGAGGAATCGTAGCTGCAACGATATCATTCAAAGAACCGAAACCACTATCCGCAAGTTGCGTCATGGCTTGAGTAACTTCATTTGTTGCATCGGTGTTCGTTCCAAAAATAGCCGAAACTTGCAACATCGCATTCGCAATGTTTTGAGCCGATTGTCCGACAGCGCTGGAGGCAGACAGCGCGGATGCGCCCGTTTGCGCGATCTGGCCTGAACTCTCGCCCGCTGCCGTCCCCGTAGTATTCATAGCTTCCTGAAAATTCAAAGATTGTCCTATTGCAAAAGCGAACATTGAAGCAATGCCCCCGATAAGTGCAGGTGATACGGCGCGGGTGAAAATCGAAGTCCAATCGACTTCCTCTTTATTCATCTGCCCGACCGTTCCCGTAACAATTTGAAGCGTCCTTTTAAGGGTACTTTCAATACCTTTAGAATCCGCATCGATTAAAATAGTGAGTTCGTCTAAAATCATTTCTTTGGTTTAACGACTTTTCTAATACCCGAAGTCATGTTGAAAAGATCTATATCGTTGAAGCGACCTTCTTCAGAATTTTCAGCCATTCCCTTTGACCAGTAATCAATATACACCCGTAGTTGCCCGAGTGTAAGTCCGCTTATCTGTTCTGGTGTCCAACCAGTTCTATCAGTTACAATGCCGAAGATTCTTCCCCACTCCGTAGGTTTTCCAGCGAGTTCCTTATTTTTGTCATCATCGCCACCTTCTGCTGGCTCATAAAACCCAACGTTGCGAAAACATCCATTACATCGATATCGCCTGGAGTATGTTCCAAGACTTCTTCTTCTGTAATGTTTTTATCAATCGCGTTGAGGGTGAGAAAGATAGCGTAGGCAGCCATCATAAGGTCGCCTGCGGGATCTTTTTGTTTGGTGATTTCATCAACCTTGCGCTGAAAAACCATCACCTGTTTGAGAGAAGCTTTTTTAACCTTGTAGACTTTCCCATTAAAGGTATAGTCGAACTCGGTATTTGTCATCTTCTGTCCTTCTTCCATAGGGTTACTGGCTGATTAGTTCAAGAACGTCTATTGATTCCAATTCGAAATCCCATTCGGCGTAATCTTCCATTCGAGCAGTCATTTTGTTGCTCTTGAAGATTGCGTTGATGAATTGGTACTGGTACTCTTTGTTGTTTCGATCGTAAAGCGTAACGACAGGGCTTTGGAATGCTGGTTGTCCATCAAGCGTATTGGCCTGATTCGGATTTCCTAGCGTTGAAGATCCTGCTACGATCATGTCCATTTCAGCGGGATATGATTTCAGCTTTCCCGTCAAAGTAGTTTTCTGTGTGTGCCTAACCAAATCTTGCGGTTTGATTGAACCGAGAATGAATAAAGGCGCAGTCGTCCATTCAAGAGCGAACGTGATATTATCGATATCTACGATTCTCGAATTTCCGAAATCGATAGTACCAGAGTTGAACGTAACTCGAGTGCTAACGGGGTTCCCTGGAGGTGTAAATCCTGACATAGTTTTTTATTTTGTTTATTTTTTAATAATTCGACCTGTTTATTTCTAAGGTTTCGTTGACCAAACAGTAAAAGTGCAACTCCTGCGCCAAACTCTTCGATCGCTTTCAAAATTGTCTACTGCTCCACCTAATCTCTGCCAAAAAATGTGCGCGCTTCCTTGGTTAAGAATTTGGTAGTCAATCAGGATAAGAATTTGTTCATATATTTTTTCAACTTCAAGCTGTGAATTTCGGGAAAGAATATCGAGCTGAACCTGGGTATCTCGCGTGTTTAATGGCACGCTTCTTACTGCTTCGCTTACCTGGGAAAGAATGATCGATGGTTCTAAAAGGTTCGCTGCTTTTTCTTGAATGATATCTGCATTTCCCGTAAGGATATTTTTTGCGGGGACAATCGCGGTAAGAGCGCTACTCCCCGTCAGTGTTGATATAAATTCTTGAAATATCTCTAACATTATAGGTTGGAATCTATTTTTAGACCGAAAAGCCTTTTGATAGAATCTTTGGCTAAATTTACTGCGGGGCGCATGAATGGGCGCGCGTGCATGCGGGAGGTGCCGAATTCGATAAACCCTGCATAATCAACTCCTTTCGTCCATACTTTTCCGAGAAAACCGCCTGAAGCATTCTTTGTTACGCTCTGCTGAATGCTTGCCTGCAATGCTCCCGTTCTTACAGGTACGCCAAGCTGTGCGTTCGGATCTGAAACCCTTTTGGTCCTTCCTTCTGCTTTCGCTTGCGCGGTGCTGATCATAGGACGTTTTTGGTGTGCAATCCCCCAGACAATCGCGGTAGCCCTCCTCATCCTCTGCTCAATCGCCTTATCGTACTGGGCGCTTTTCTGTTGCATCTTTTTCGTAAGGCGGGGAATGAAGTCGAGGTCAGCCCTGATAGATTTTCCTGAATTCTTCATATCTTTATTTATTATACTACTAAATCAAGACTTTTATTCGCCTTCTCAGTTCTTTATTGCCATAATTATCAGTTTTCTTATGGCAAGGAAAACATAGAATTCTTCCATTTGAAACTCTATAACGAAGTTTTGGATAAAATCTAAAGGATTTTATATGATCAACATTGGTCGGGATAGCAATTTTGCCACAAATAGAACAAAACTTACCAAATTTTTTAATAACCTTTTTTCTCCAATTTCTATATTTCCAAGATTTTCTTTCTCCCTCATTGATGACAGATATTCCGCCTAGCCAAAGTGGATTATTTTTCCCTTTCTTTGATATTGATAATTTTCTTATATGCTCCTCTGAAAATGGTTTCCTCTTTTTTCCTATCAACCAAGGAGAGCCAATTCTTTTATGTGCTTCTGATATTTTCCTTTTATGCTCATCTGATTTTTTGCCAATAGCATTTTTATTACCTTTCATTATCAAAGACATCTTTTTCCTTGAATCAAGAGAGCGTGGCTTCATTAACTGCAATGCCCGCTTCTCACGTATTTTTCTTTTTACTTCTTCAGCTTTTGGAGTATGTATCCAGTGCATACCCTTATTATCAATCAAAAGGAAAAATTATACAATAACAATTCGGATGGAAAGGTGGAACATGCCCGTAGCCTGATTTATTGAGATCTGCTGCCTTAAAAAGTTTGTTTCCGTTGCTTGTTTTCTTCACGCAGATAGGACAAGGGTTCGGTGAAAGAATAACTTTATACCTGGAAATACCAAGATCATCGCCTGCTTCTCCTATAAGATCAGTATCATCAACTTTCGTTTCCGTCCAATAGGCGCGCTCGGCTTTCCAGCGTTCCGAGAGTTTGCTGTTGAATTTCTGCAATGCAGTGATGATTTTAGAGGAGGGAAATCCTTTCTTTTGTAACTCTGCGATTTTATTCTGAACTTCAACGATTTCCGCTTTTGTTAAAGCAACCTTCTTTTCGAAGATATCATTTCCATTTTGTGCCTTCCAAAATTCGCGGAAAAGGTTTGTTGACATAGTTTTTGCCTCGGAGCAAATTAAGGTAATTGTAAGATAGCTTCGTAGTGATCGATGGTCAATCCCATTCTTCCCTCTACGACTGAAATAACCGTGTATTCAATCCCATCACTGGTAAGAACGCGGTCTTCTGGTTTCAGGATATAGTCGGTATTGTAGTACATCACGCCATTCGGGGTAATGCGTTCTCCCTCAGGAACGAATCGAATCATTTTTGAAGAAAAAGCCAGACGAACAGGAACTTGTTCGTAGATCGTACTCCAACCTAAACCATCGGTAGGGGCTCCATAGACAGGATTATTGAGAGAATCTCTACCAGTGGATTGCCTACGCCTAATGGTTACTGTTTGTGCTAGTAAAGCAATAGGTATTGACATATTTTATAGTCCAAGTATAGCAGGCATCTTGTCTACATATCCTTCAAGAAGCTTCTTGAATCTCTCTTCAACCTTGCTGTCAGCTCCGAAGTTAATTGCGAAGGTTTGGATATTCATACTGGCAGCGCCGAGAGGATTTTGTAAGGCCTGTCCGATCAAGTGCGTAGCATAGAGGATAACTGCTTTTTTGATATCGAATGGTACGCTTTCATTCGAGGTGTAATCAGCAGTAATAGCGCCATTGACAGTATAGGCGCTATTAAAAGTTACCATCGCATTAGGGTAATCAAGATCATAGTTTGAAGAATCAACCAGAACACCAGAATCGTAAATGTTGATTGTTTGATCGGGAGCCATGAGTCTGCGACCGAGCGCAGCCTGATATTGTAGAGTTTCTCCAACCCTATCCATTTCTTCGGTTGTAAGAACGGTTCCGTAGCCAAAAGTATAGTTCGTCCAAAGGATTCCAAGCGGAACATGATCCAAAATAGCAGCAGGGATAGGCGAACCGACACCCGTTCCCGCCGTTGAAAGCAAAGGAACGATCTTGTAGAAACCTCCATCGTAAAAATCCTGCAAATAAGAACCTGGACCCTGTACGATAATTTGGATGAACCATTGAAGCACCTGAATGTAGGCACTGTTGATTCTCGAGTAAGGACGGTTTTTCAGCACAACCGTAACGAGTTGCGGGTTGTATGGTTTGACGGTAAAACTGGTTTTCTGTTCATCGATCGTTTGCGTATCGAACCATCGATTACAATAGCGATTTACGGCAGCGCTGGCCTGCAAAAGAACCGAATCAAGTTGTCCGTTCTGGTATTGCGGAGAATTGGCAGTGATTCCCAAACCTACGGCTTCAAAAGACTGGATAAATTCATCCTTAGAAATATAGGGATTATCAACCGCCACCTTCATCTTCGCGCCAGAAGGTGTATTATTTCCCGTATTTATTTGCCCGCTGATTATACGTTGGTCTAAGCTCATAGTTTTGCTTTCTTAAATCTCAATATTTCTTTGTATTCCCTAACTGTTTTCCTTGCATGACAATTAGGACAGAGTGTCATTAAATTATCCAATTTACTAGCAAGTTCAGGGTAAATCGATTTTGGCTTAATATGGTCTACAACCATTATCTCTTCATCTTTCAAACCACACACTTGGCAAGTATTATCATCTCTTTCTAAGGCATACTTCTTCATCGTTACCATCGCACCTCCTTTCCAGTTGAAATGATTTTCACCTTTGAGATTAAGATGAGGGTGGTTATTCCTAATTTTATCTTTTGTTTGTTTAGTGTGCTTTTTACCAAAAAAAGTATTATTCTCACCTTCGTGATTCTGTTTCCCCCTCATCGGGTTACCTTTCATTATCCTTCCCTTTGAGTCTCTTTTTTGAATCATTGGATTCATAAATGTTTTTCTAACGCAGTATGGTATTCCTTTATTCTATCACGCCACAGCCAATTTTGATTAACGTACTCCGCTGCCTGCGCTCCTTTTGCGCGAACTTCATCTTGATGCTCGTATGCGTAGCGCATCAGTTGTTTGAGATGCTCTTTTGAAGGCTCCGCCCAATCTCCGCAGTTTTCCTTGTAGACGTGCTTCGTAAAATCTATTGCAGGAACCATCGTGTGATCTATGAGCCAGCCGACCTCTGGTGTCATATATTCGAGCGGACCCGACCATCCCGTAACAATCGCGGGAATCCCCGTAGCCATAGCCTCCAAAGGGGTCAAACCAAAACCTTCTCCGCGCGTTGGGAATGCGAAACAATCAACACGCTTATAAAAGTTATCCATCAATTCTTTATTGGAAACCTGCATCATCTGAACCTCGATGCGCGAATCTTTAACAGCAAAAGGGTAGTTGTTGAAAGAGGTTTTGCAGATCAATTTAACGTCCTTTTCAGTCGGAAATGCTTCCCTAAAAGCTGATATCAGAACATCTGTACCCTTGCGAATCGACAAAGCGCCGAGCGTTCCGAAGGTGAAGGGACGATTCGGAACTCGCTCGATAGGATGAAACTTGTTAGGATCGATACCCCAGTGAATGAGCTCAATAGGGATTTTAACGCCTGAATTGCGGAAATCCACTATATTCTGCCTACAAGGTACGAAAACCGCGTCAAACTGGTTAATTTTGCCAATCCAAGAGGCTGGGAGGGTGGTTGTTTCCCAAGGAATGATTGCAATGTTCTTTTTGAAGGGCGAATAAAGCCATTGTTCACGAGGTTGATCGTGCCAAACCATCGCGCCGTCTTGCCTCAAGTCTCTTTTTTGTGCGGAGTAAATGAGCTGTTCTCTGACGTTAAAGGACTTCCCTGCGAGAGCGACTTCGAGTTTCGGGAAACTTTCTTTCACCAAGTAATAAGAACAATTACCAAAACCACTACTCAAATCGATATCACCGAAAAAGTTGATGAATTTCTTTTCTTTCCAAAGCTCGGGGTTGTAAGGAACAGAATCATACTCTGTTTTTAGATTAGCCACGCGCGTGAGGCGGAAGGTATCAGAAAAAGATAGATCGAGCTCCTTCCCTGTGTCGTAGAATTTTCCTTCGTAGAGAATCGAGGAAACTTTTTCTTTTTTTATTTCTACTTTCATACCTTTATTATAGTATAAAAAATGTTATTTTAATAACCCTATCCATTACATATTGCAACTTTACAATATATATATTATAATAGAACTATGGAGAAGATATGTAAAAATTGCGAAAAAGAGTTTATTGTTAAACGTAATGCAAAGGGCTTATATTGTAGTCTTCTATGTTGGCTTACTTCTAAAGAAAAAGCTGACGTAAATAGAAAATCCTTTAAAGGTAAAATTTTATCAAAAGAACATAGAAAGAAAATGGCTTTAGCAAAAATAGGAACCAAACGTTCATTAGAAGCAAGAATAAAAAGTTCTGAATTTATGAAAGGACATAAATGGAGTAAAGAAACCCTTGAAAAACGTGCTAATTCTTTAAAAGGAAAAACTCGAAGCGGGCAAGCGTATCAAAATATCCTCAATGGAATTGCTAAATCCTACGGCTACAAAAGTTATGCCGAAATGCCATTAATAGATAATAAAGATTGGCGCGGCACCGAATGGCGAAAAATAAGACTTATAGTAATTAAGAGAGATAACTATAAGTGTCAACTATGCCCCAACACAGAAAGATTGCAGGTTCACCACATTATTCCCTGGCGCGATACGCACGACAATTCTCCCGAAAATCTTATTACGCTTTGCATATATTGTCACCAGCGTATAAAAGGAAAACCACTATGAGAGTAGTGGTTTTTTCCTTCTATTTTTCTAAGAATGATTACATTGAGGGATCGCCAACGTTTGTGAGAGATCCTACCCAGGGTTCCGCCTTAAGAGCGAGAACGATGTACTCGTTCAAATAAAACCTGACCGTGTCGGCAATTTTTGCCAATTCTGTCCGTCCCAATGGGACGAGGTCAACCATTTGAATTCCTTGGTCATCATGACGCAAGAAGTAAACAGTTGACATTGCAGAACCTTGAGCGCCAGAAGAACCTGCTGCGTTTTCGGGATACGGCAACGCTGGGTTGCAGAAGAAATCTCCGATAACGGGAATAGGTCCCAAAGGCGACATATAGCTCACAACATGGTCGCCAGCTCCAAGGACGTTGTTTTTTGAATCAACGTTGATGAAGTACTTAGCTTGAGGAGAAACGATAGCGTTTACCTGAGTTTGAAGTCCAAAGCTCAAGTAGATACCGTCAATCTTGTTGCCACCCTGCAAACGGATCAATTTAATGATCTTGTCGAATGCTGGGATAACGATACCAGAAGCGGTCAATTGCGCGCCAGAGTTTGATACCACGTTGGTAACAATCTGTACGTCTAATCCATCGTAAGACAAGGTGTTTGTGCTTGAATTACCGTGGAAATCTGCCCACTCTTCAGCCTGAATAATCCGACGAAGAGCAGCTTCAGCAATTTCTGCTTCGATATCAGTATAGGAACGACCAGAAGCAATCATAGGACCCGTGATAACGGCAGTAGTACCAAGGTACTTGTATGCCGCAGTTTTTTGGACGTAACTTGGATCTGTTTCAGGCGGTAACTGACCGTCTGCATAGAACAAGTTTACCAAGGCCATCGGACCGTCCGTCATGGTTCCCAAAGAAGTTCTCTGGTTCCACAAGTGGGCTAACCCTTCTCCCTTGATGCGGGTTACGCGATCTCGGAATGGAGTCATACGGTCTGAAAGAACTACGATTGCAGCTTCCAAATCCTGACGAGCCAAGAGAGAATTTGGGATAGGTCCAGCGAAGGACGTACCAACAGTTTTCTCAAAGCGCGCGAGGGCTTTGTCTAATGAATCTAATACTTTCATAGGTGTGTTTATACTCGATTTAATAATATACGATCCCTTCAGCTTATCCCGTAGTGTCAGGGCTTGCGCCTTATCTACTCACGCGGGGCGAGGGGGTTTGCGACCGCCGTTCTCTCAACGGCTGATTAACCCGTCGGGTTATTCATTCACTTCCTCTTCGGAAGTGCTCGAATACTTTTGTTTGTAAAGGGTCTTGAAGTCTTTCGGCTCGTCCTCTTGCGACTTCTGAACCTTTTCGGGGGTGTTGATCAAAGCAATTCTCTTGCCATCTTTGGTAGCCATGTAGGGTACCCCCATTGATACTGACTTTTTGAATCCTGGAATCTTCATCAGTGATAAGATTTCAGCCTGCATTGCAGGGTCATTTTTGATAGTTTTCTCGATGAATTCTTTTTCGAATCCGAGAACGCGCTGTCCTTTCTTTTCCAGTTTTTCAACCACAGCCTCCATCGCTTTGGTTACGCTCACTACGAACGCATCCATAGGGTGAATAGCTTTCATTTTCTTCTCATCCATGTCCTCCGTATCTTCGGCAGCTTTGTCGGTTTCTTTTTCGTCCATGTCGTCAGATTTTTCCGTTTCGTCTTCTTCCTTCTTCTCATCAGCCTTTTTCAGCTTTTTGGTAACGGCATTCATCGACTTAATGGCGCGGTTAACCGTTTCGATATCGTAGGTATCTTCCTGATCAGCTTTTTTGCTGGTCTTTTCTCTCTCGCCATTCTCATCAGTACCGTCAGCTTCGGACTTTTCTTTTTCTTCTTCTGAATCGTCATCAGCTTTTTCGGTTTCCTCCTCGTCATCCTTCGTGGCTTTAGCAGTACCACTTTCATCGGCAGGCTTTTTCTTGTCAGGACTATCCTGATCCATCGCATCACTGTCCATAGCCTTTTTCTTTTTGGTGGCTTTGGCAGTCGGCGATTCGTCTTCTGGTTTGTCCTTATCTGGCGAATTTTGATCGTGAGGTTTCACGTCCATAGCTTTTGCCATCGTTGCAAAACCATTAGCAACTGCTTTCACAAGGCTCTTAAGCCCCTTTGAAAGATCGTTGAATTCGGCTCGAGTAACTGCTTTCTCGGTTTCCGTTTCCATTCCCTCTTCTTCTTTTTTTTCTGTATCTTTTGACATAATTTGTTTTATTTCTTTAATAACTTCTGGCGACTCGACTTTGTGCCAGGCCTTATCGGGAACCGACTTGGCAAACGCTTGTAAATAATCCAACTGCGAATTTTCGAACAAGAATTGCTGCCTCATGGCTTCGTTCTCACTGAAATTTTCTGCTTCTTTGGTATCTTTAGCTATGCTCTTGGCAACGAGCCATGAATCATAGTTCGCAGGTCTTGGAGTTACTGAAACTTCTTGCAATGCGACATCGTAAAAAGTTTTTACTGTACTACCTACCGCTTCTGAAAATTCTCTAACTGCACGTTTCACAATACCTCCGACTGACAAACCCATTTTCAAACCTTGCTTCATCGAATTGTGCAAAATGCTTGAAACAGGGTGTGATTTATCAAGGCGCGCGCGCACATGCAGTTGATTTCGGTCATCGACCCAGGCCTTGTAAACTTTACCGATAATCGCTGTACCTTCTTTCTGGTGTTCGACCCTCAATGGAACTCCTTCCTTGTTAATGGTGGATTCCATAGCATACAAGGCTTCCTTTGACATTCTCTCTTTATCGTGATCGATATTCGTAGTGCTGGCGATCCCTTCAATATCCAAATTCTCAAGGTCATCAGCAACGCTCGCTTTCTCGATATAGAAAGTAAATGGGAATTCTCCTTCTGCTTCTAAAATGATAGGGTCTTTCTTCATAATCTTTAGGCGTTTTTGGTTTGCTTCCAAGTAACATGTTGTACCTGGTTTGCATCGATAGAAAGGTTTTGAACCGTTGTATCTGCATTGCTCAGATTCAAAGTAACGTCATTCGTAGTAACTACTGAAATCTGAATAACGGCTGAATAGATACCGCCTCCACTTTTCGTACCAGAAACCACATTGTTTACAGGGTACAAAACACCTTTATAGTTGATCTTGTCATTTGTCGAGATCAGATCAAGAGTTGGTGTGCTTGGTTGAAGTATTGCTGTCATATTATTGTATTATACTAAATTTTTAATGATTTTTATTAGGAGCGACTAATTTCACCCCATTTTTCTCTGAACGACTTTTTGCTTTCGGCTCCCCGCGCATTGATTGTCGAGTTCTGCCGTTTCAATTGAATGCCCTTGATTCGGTTGATCAAAGAGTTCTTTTCCGTTTCATCAGCCTCCTTTGCATCGGCAGCAGCCTCGATAAGGTCTTTTTGAGTAGATTCTACTGTTCCCTTGTTAATGGAAACATCCTTGTAGCCCATCGTTTCAACGATCATAGCATAAGCGTTGGCATCAGTGTAATTGCCAAATACCGCGCACTTGCGCGCGCCAGAGGCATCGTAATACCATACGGCGAAGTTTTGGATATCTCCAACCTTCTTGAAAGATTTTTCAGAAACTTCTTGCCCGCCCGCAATATCACCCTGCCTCCACATCCAAAGGTCTTCAATTGCCTTAACTCCTTCGAGATCTTGGCGAGCCAACAATGAATTAGGTACTGGACCCGCGCCCTGCAATCCGAGTTTCTGCATGTAAAACTTCATCTTCTCTTCGAAAGTTTCATCATCCATCGACTTGAAAGCGTCATCACCCATCATAGCCGTGCATACGGCATAAGCATTCGCGCCTTCAGATTGAGCTTCAACTTGTGCAACGCAGCGATCGAATTTCGGGGTATGAATACTATTCCCTGGCTTTTCGACCAGAATCGATTTATTTAACTTCGTGTAGATTTCGTTGAATTTGCTCATATACTGTATTATAACTCTTAATTTTGATTTTTATTTAGCAGACACTATTTTTGTAAATTGCCTTTAATTTCACCGAGCAACTCGACCATCTTGATATTACCCGCATTGATCGCAGCGACAATTTCTTTGTTTCCATCACGGATAGCCGATTCAACGTGGCTCAAGTGATTGTCATTCATTTTAGTAAGTTGCTCCAAAATAGCTTCGCTGTTATACTCAGTCTTTTGTCCTTCTGGTTTTCGCGACTTCAAATAAGAAAAAAACTCTTTGATACAAATATAAAGAATTACCGAGGGAAAACCTACCTGTGTAATTAAAGCTGTGTAATCCATTGCTTTATTGAGGTTGCGGAAGACTAGGATCAACCATAATGTTTATATCAGTAAAAGTGAAAACCTCGCCCGCGCCGTATCGTACTACAATTTGAGCGGTATAATTGCCCGCTACCAAGAAATCGTTAGCTTGAACCGTATATTGGCATGTACCAGCGCTCGGAACGAGAAGGGTCATAACTCCTGCAGATTTTACGGCAAAGTCGCTCACAGACTGTATTTCGAACGTCAGGGAAGCTCCTGTGAGGTCAACAACAGCTCCCTGAGAATCAGTTAGGGTAAAATTCCAATCGAACCCGAAGTTTCCTTGAACTGTTTGTATGTAAATGGGTTGCATATCCTTATTATAGCCGTTCCTATTGAATTTTATTTAGTCCTCCTGATCGGGACCACCAAGGTTATAGTTTGCCTGATGCCAGCCAAGTCTGACATTGAATCCGCCTCCGTTGATATTGTATACAATGGAGATGCTAACGAATTCGCTAACCGTTACAGTTTCGAAGGTTGAAAATTCTTCGCCAGCGAATATGATATCTACAAATTCAGAAACCGTAACAGTGTCGAAAACCCCTTCGCTAACAAGTATTTGCATCTGAATGTTCTCAGAAACGCTTATGCTTTCTTGAACTGAAACGATATCGACTAGCTCAATTTGCGCGTTTTCTGAAACCGTAACGGTATCGAAAGCATTGAAAACCATTACAAGTTGCATCGCAACGAATTCAGAAACTGTAACAGTGTCGAAAACCGACTCAAAGCTAAGTATTTCTATCTGAATACCTTCGGAAACGGTGATTGTTTCAAAAACATTCAAGAAGCTGAAAAGCTCCATTTGGATATTCTCAGAAACTGTGATCGAATCACTTGCATTAAGCTGTTCAACAAAAAGCATTTGTATCGCTTCCGAAACCGTGATTGAATCGGAAACGCTGAATAGATTAACCAATTCCACATGGACATTTTCACTCGTTGTTACCGAATCGAATACCGAAGGAGAAACCAAGATATTGAATTGGACGAATTCAGAAACCATTATAGAATCTACCACAATTCCCCCGCTTACCTCTGTAACCATGACTGCCTCGGAAGTCGTAATCGAATCGGAAACCGAAAGAGTAAGGATCGGCAAAAGAATCGTTACCGCTTCCGAAACGGTTATCGAATCAGAAACATTTAGAGAATCAACCAATTGCATCTGAATGTTCTCGGAGGTCGTGATTGAATTGGATACATTGACAAAGTTCAAAAGAAGCATCGTAATGTTTTCAGAGGTAGTAATTGAGTCAAAAACCGATAAGTTATTGACAAGTTGCATCTGAATGTTTTCCGTATGAGAAACCGAATCGAAAACATTGATCACATTGACCAATTGCATTTGGATATTCTCAGTATGCGTAACAGAATCAAAAACAACGGGCTCGTTTAACAGCTTCATTTGGATATTTTCGGAAGTCGTAATCGAATCGGAAACTGAAGGGGTCAAAGGAGAAGGAGGAACCGTTGGAGTGAAAGTTCCATTTCCCGTAAACTTTACAATCGTATTTCCGCCCGTTGAAATATCAGTATAAGTTCCCGTAGCAGAATAACCTGTTACACCCGTGCTTCCGTTGGTTGGGAAGTTAATAATAACTACTCCCGTTCCACCTGTACCCGAAGAAGTTCCTGAGGTATGTCCTCCACCACCGCCACCGCCCGTATTGGCAGTCCCACTTGTTGCTGCAATACTTCCTACTGATTGAGCCCCGCTACCCCCACCGCCTGTACCTCCTGAACCAAGAGTAGATGCTCCACCTCCGCCACCGCCACCGCCATAAGTTACAGAGGAACCCGTAATAGTGCTGGCCTTTCCATTTCCGCCATTTCCACCAACACCAGTTGAAGTTACTCCATTAACACCATTAGCAGGAGCTGCGCCACCGCCACCGCCACCAGCGCTATTAGTCGTTCCAGTTCCAGTTCCTCCGTTTCCTCCTTGCGAACCCGTCCCCCCCGATGTAGTTGTGCTTGTTCCGCCTCCGCCACCTCCACTCCCACCATTATTTCCATTGTCAGAGTTCGTCCCATCGTTTGAACCTCCACCGCCACCGCCTGTTGCAGTAATAGTATCAAAAACCGAATCACCACCATTTCCTCCGTGGACATTATTATTTATTCCTCCTCCTGTGCCTGCAGCACCGACAGTTACGTTGTAGGTTTGCGCTGTAACAGTATGAGTAGTATCTTCTTGATACCCTCCGCCACCGCCACCGCCACCGCCAGTACCTCCACCTCCACCGCCACCGCCGATTACTAATACCCAGACTGTTGCTGCCATAGTACAAAAAAAGCAAGCTAAGAGAAGCTTGCCTTCAAGTTATTTTTATTTATATTGCAAAACGTAGGCGGAATCGCCGAAGTGTTCCTTCCGAGAAAAACGATATTCAAAACCTCAAGAACCTCTTTGAAAAGAGGGAAAGATTTTACAACAATGGGCTTTTTCTTCGCGCTTGAGAGCACACCCAACATTATATTTTCGCTCACAAAAATTTTGAGAGCTTCTGGTTTCGAATTACTATTTTTTTGCATCAATTCTTTCTAATTCTATTTTTACATCGTTTAAACCGCGCTCCAATAATTGAGCGTATTCTTTAAGTTCCTGCTTGATATCAACCCTTAAGGTGAAGGAGAGATTACAAACTCCAATTTTGTAGTCAAAGGTTCTCTTGACGACACTTTCGTCTTGGATAACCAAATTTTTGATATTATTTCTCGAACTCATATTATTCAGCGTTACCTGGTCCTTTCTCGGTCATTGCTACATTCTCTTCAGCATTGATTTCAACCGTTCCTCCTTCAGGAGCAGCTTGTTCAACAGGAGCGAGAATTCTGACAACTTCATTCCAAGTAACTGCGCTGCCTTTCGCCTGCTTCTCCATGATAGGTTCTTCACCGATCACATTTCCAGCACTGTCTAAAATTGGCTTGGTTTTTCCCGTATCAACCCAGTGATCAGGGGCTTCGGCAAAATTCACTTTACCAACTAAAGGCAAAAGAGATCCTTCCTGTTCACTGTAATAGTCCGTAAGAGGAACCCAAACGCCGTTCAAAGGGCAGCGTACAAGAAGCGCGCCTTCGTTTTCTAATAACTCACTTGCTGGAAGTTCCAGCGTAACTGTTAATGGTGTAACTTCTGACATAGTTTTTTTGAGATTCGCTATCGGGGATGCCGTGTTTGAGGCCACACGGTAGGCACTCGCGTCTACGGAACTTCCTTTATGCTTTACCGTAATCAGCCCCAGTAGCGAACCTATTATTTTTATTATTTATCTTATTATAGCCGAAGATTTGAATTTTTATTTGAAGGGTCCTGAAAATTCATCAATCATCTCTTTCATCCTCGCTTCGCCTGGGTCGAATTTCTTCGGAACATCTAAAGGCCATTGCACGCCGTTATTGTCGATATGGCGGACGAAAATACTCGTATCAACCAAGAATGGGTACTTCATCTTCTGCAAGTGAGGAAAACCTGCTTTCTCGAGATATTTTCCTTTAATGACACGAGTAAAGAAATTAAGATCAGAAGTACCTCCCGCCTGCATGAATGCTCCGCTGATCGGATCGCGCCAGCTATCTTGAGGACTTTCGAATACTCGGCGCGTTACCACCCCATTAACGGTATATTCAGGAGAATCCTTCCAAATTTCGCGGATTAGATCTCCGCTGATGAGAGTGCATCCAAACGGCAAACCATCGCACATAACCTTGTCGCCCATTTTCCACTTATCGAAATATCCGTTCCCGCGCCCGCGATAGATCATAGGTTCAGCAGGGTTAGATTTCGTGAAATAGAGCCCGCCAACAACGGCGTACTTCTTTTCCATCATGTACTCATTAAGTTTTCGGAAAGTGTTCGGCGGGATGACGTTATCGCTTTCAATGAAAAGCAACCATTCGTAGTTTTGCTCGACTATGGTTTTCGCAATCAAGTTCTCGGCATCTGATAGTTGGTACGCCATAGGCATATAGCTCGACATAAACTGCCAAACTTCAGCGTATGACCAGTTTGTAGGGAGAACCTGCGAAAAGCGCGCCTGAACCCATTCTACGCGCAATAGACCAGTACAAGGAATGCCAACCATGATTCGGCGGGTCATTTTTCCTGCTTCTGGGTTCTTATCAACAAAGTTGACGATCCCCATATTGCTGTTCTCATTTTTTCCTACGATTTTGGAAGTTTTTGTTCCCATAGTTATTTTTCATCAACGATCTGAAAGGGAAACATCATTGAGTTCGGTGTTCCCTTCATATCATCAGTAATAGTTAAAATCAGCGCCTCGATTTTCTTGTCTTTCGAGGCTTTAATAAAAATCTCGCCGACCATTTTCAGATCCTTTCTTTTGAGCGCCTTCTTAGGATTTAGAGTGAGTTCTATATTTGGCATATTTATGATTTCAAACCGTCTTTAGAAAGATCAACGTGTTCCGAGAATGACTTATCCTCCATGCGCTTCGTCATCAAAACTTCCATGATCGCCTCGGTGTCCCAGAATTGGTGTTCGATCTTCCAAGGTTTCGGACGGTAGATTTTGTAGAGATTCGAAGGGTGAAAAGGATCGAAATAGTACATTTTTGCCTCCGTAATCGGGTTGACATGAGTAGGATCTTGATAGTACCCCGTTGTGCCTGCGTATGGAACGCGGAACATGAATTCTCCTCCTGGCTTCAGAATGCGCCAGATTTCGTCCATAAAACGAACAAAATTCGATTCGAAATCCATTTCTCCCAAGTATTCGAAGATTTCCTTTTTGGTAGCCAATTTTTTCTTTTCAAGAAGATTAGCCAAACCAACAACGCGCGAATCAACTTTCGCGGGGTTGATATGTTCGAGAACATGCGAACAAACCACCAAAGAAGCGGAATCAGAAGGTAAAGGCCAGGGATATTTTTCGAGATCGAAAACAATATCAACCCCTGGAAGCGGACGGATATCAACGCCGATAAAGCCTTTCAGTTTATTAGCTCCGCAGCCGATATCATATTTTACGCCGAGGTTCTGATCTTTAAGAAGTTTTGCCACCTTCTTTTTGTTATCCTCGATTGAGTTATTTATTTTCATTGATTCATTATAGATCAATCAAAAAACAATGCAATACCCCTATCCTGTGGATAAAAAAACGGGCTATCCATGCCCGTAGTTTTATTGTAAGAGAGGTCAGATTAGGAGAACCTGATCTGATATGTTCCATTAACGGCTTGGTTGGTTTGCAACTGTGAGGTCGCATAAGTCGTTGCAGAAAACATTGAGCCAGCAGAGGTCGTAGAGGTTGCGAACAATCCTACGTTCTGCAAGGTTCGGTTTGCGGTGATTACGTTTGAGTTCAAAGTGAATGCACATTGCAAGGTCTTTGAAGCTACGACTGACGGCGTAATCGCGCATCGGCATCCCGCAGCATCCGTCAATTCTCCATTAAGAGAAGTGTCGGTAACGGCTGGTCCCGTTCCAGTTCCGAGGGCAACGTAGGTCAACTGTGATGATCCTGCGATACCTCCAAGAAGCTGAACAAGGTAGTATTGGAAGCCAAGGTTAACAACGGTATTCTGCTGGAAGCCAGAATCGCCATCAACTTGAACAACCCTACCCTCGGCATTCGGTTTTCCAATTTTTAATCGGATGAAACCCTTTGCCTGTAAACTATCAACTGATTTGGTTTTCATATTTGTATTTTTTACTATTTAAGGATTCCGACTAAAAATCCCGTTTTTATAGTTTTCTTTTGTACTTTTATTATACACCCCCCTTGAACTTTTTATTAAGCGCCTGCAAAATTGATTTCATAGAAAAGAGTTTCGTTTCTTTCTGTGCCTCGAAAAGATCATGCAATTCAGGGATGATTTCGAGTGCTTCGCAAATAGCATCTTGGGTTTTATCCCATCGCTTCTGGTCGCCTTGGAACTGGTAATCGATCCCATAGGCGCGCTTATCTCTGCCAATAATGTACTGATCAGCTCGGCGATCTCCCAAAACCATTTCTTTTTCTACTTTCCAAAGGTTGGCAAGGTCGTTGATCGCCAATTTGTAGCTTTCAGGATCACGTTTCATATCAGCGAGCATTAGCGGGTTGTTCAAAGAATAACCGTCAATGTATTCTGATACGAGATAATATGAAAACTTGCGCGATCCGCCGTATTTCACTTTCCATTTCTCGGAATCGTATTCAGGGCTCATCGAACAGTATTTTTCGAACTCTATCAGCAGTTCGGGGGTTTCGGCGAGCATCCTCGTAACCTCTACGAAGCTCATTTTGCGCATTGGCTTGACGTTCAAACCCATTCCCGCCAGTTGGTTAGTCAAAGTGATTTCGAGCTCCTGGGACTGCAAATTTACGGCAATAGGAGGCTTTATCACCGTACCCAAGCCAGTTTTAACGTCCATATAGATAAAAGGTTGCGCCGTTCCGCGATCGTCCGCCCAAACCTTGTAACCCATCGGAGTGAGAACCGACTTCTGAACTTTGGTAATTTCTTCGCCCTCAACGTCATCCTGATCCTTGTAGGGTTTCTTTCCATCGACAACATCTGCCGTTCCTTCTTCGTCATCACCCTCAGCTAAAAGAGGAATAAAACCATCAGCCGTAAGCAACATCGGTTTGTCAGCCCAAGCACCGTAAGGGGTATCGCCCTGTTTCTGACGAACTTCATTCAAGGTTAAAGAGCCATTTTTGAGGCTTCGATCGTGGACCTGGGAGGCAATATCAGGCTCCAAGGAATCATCAGCAACCCACTCGAATTCGAGATCATCGTAACCGAAATCTTTTTGAATGATCTCTTGGTTGAAAATCTGCTTGAAAAGGTCAAGGATTGAAGAATATCCCTTCTGCTGTGAAATATCCTTCTGAACCTCGGAAACGCTCTTTGATCCAGTAGTATCAGTAAGCCCGATATCTTCCGCAGACATTCCATAAGCAGCACAAAGCATTTTCGCAAGGAAAAGCGTGTACTCCATGAACTGCATATCGCGGTTCGTAAATTCTTTGAGGTTGATAACTTCAGACTTGTTCTCGGAAGCAAGCAATGCAGGGCGGTGGAAGTTTCCGTTCAACTCCTGGTAGAAGTATTGTTTGAATGCTTCGATATCGCGCTGGTTGATTTTGCCGACAATGTTCAAAAGGACGGGCGGGAATGCACCTTCTTCAAAATAGGTGCTGTTGTAATTATCGCTGTTCAAAAGGTTCGATACTACCGAAAGCACCCCTTCCAACGGTGATAATCCATAGCCGAAAGATTCCATTGAACCCTGCGGATTCATGTGGAAGTAAATAAAGTCTTTCTTAGGCCACGCAGCCTGAATATCTCCGCTTTCAGGACCGCCGTATTGTGAGTTATTGAGGATCTGCAAGTAAGAAACAGGCAAATTTTCCTCTCCGCTTTCGGTCATCAAAGGAACAACAACATCCTGATTTCCGTGTTCATCGAATACGGGACGGATCGTAGCGCTATCCACGAAGTGCAATTCTGCTAAAGTACCGTCAATATAGCGCGTTTTCTCCAAAGAAACGGCATCTAAAACGAGTAAATCCTCGCACATTTTATCGAGTAGTGTTCGGAACGTGTCTTGTGATTGGTTAGGATGCTTGAAAAATTCTTCGAGTTCCTTGATTCTTTTATCAGTAGTTCCCGACTTTTTTCTTTTTGTTTGGTCGGTAGGCTGGATAACCCATTTCGTTTTGGTTACCTTTGCCTTTAACGAGTTGATGCAGATGCGCGCAACATACACCGACATCGCAATTCGGCGAAGGGTATCGTAGCTGACTTGTCCTGGTTTGGTCAATCCTTTTCGGATCGCCATTGCATTACGTTGCTTTTCGTTCTCAAAAACCAAAGAGCGCTGCCGTTCAGGGTTCTTCAGATCACGTTGCACTTTTTGAAAAACCTCCTCAGGCCAGCCTGCGGGGAACATGATAGATTTTTCTGGCGCAGCCTCCTTTTGGGATTTTTCGAGTTCTTCTGACATATATCTTTATTATATTAGAAAATATCGATTTTTAGTTCGCGATACAATCTTTTGAGCTTCGCGTTCACATTGTAAAATCGGGCAATAGTATCGAATCCAAGTACCTTCATGATCTCCTTCGGCTTCAAACCGAGGTAGAGGCATACGAAAACTTCGAGCTGTTCCTGTGGCATCTGATGAAAAACCTTCTCCCAGGCCAGAGAATCTATCTTCTCATCTTCGGGCGCGGGCATCCTTTTAAAGTCTTCAAAGTTCTCACTGACATCAATGAGGCTGTAAAAAAGTATTTCGTTTAATTTTTTAACATCTTTTTTACTCATACTCTTTTCATTTTATCACGCTCATCGGGTTTAACCCAGAGGACATACAGATCTTGCGTCCAGTCAAGAAACCAGTTTGCATATTCGGAAGTGGAATTGATATTTTTCAAAGCAACCGCTACCGCAAAGCTGTCTATAAAAAAACGGCTGATAGCTCGTATACCTTCTTTCTTCCTCATTGGAGAAAATACGTCCTTCAAAACAGGAACGGTTTTCATATCAGCCCAAAGGCTCGGTGCTTTCTTAACTTCGCGCTGGTATTTCCTCTCTTTCGCGCGCAATTCCTGGATAACGAACTTGTAGAATTCAGTGATATTCTCCGCGCGCTTCTGATCGCCTTTAACTTCTGCCTTCCATACAACAAGAAGATCGCGCATGATTCGCTGCGAAGCCTGGATCGTCCACTGATGCGGAAGATAAGCGGGAATACCTGGAAGTTTCGGAGCGTCTTTCTCCTTGAGAATTTCGTCGATGATGCTATTTTTAGAAAGAATCCCTCTCTCGACAAGCATCTGTCGTGCAACCCTTCCTGCCTCCCGCAGTTGTTGAATTGGTAGTCTTTTTTTCTTTGACATTTTTTAGGCTAAATCAGGTGGTTTTCTGAAGATATCAACCATATCGCGCGGGATTCCTTTCGGTATTGGACCTTTCGGCAATTTCGGCACGACTTTTCCCAGTTCAGGGATCGGCTGTTCTGCTCGGCGCGGAGCCATTGGAAGATCATCAGGGATATCATCGATAGTCAAACCTTCATCGATAGTCTTGATTGGCACAGGCATTACAGGTTTTACTTTTTGCCTCGGGGCAAATTCCTTTAAAGGAGGCAAAGCTGCTCCCGTCAGGTCTTCAACCATCATCTTATAAATTCTACCTTCGTTTAGAACGTAGGCTACTTCGCCGATATCAGTTTCTCTAATCTCAATTATTTTCATAGGGTTACATCAAGCTCTAATAATTTTCGAACGATACGAATTTTCTCACCCTCAGGCATTCTACCGATTGGCGGATTGCTAACGAGCATCAAAAGTTCCTGCGTGGCAGCAGCATAAGTAGGCAAGCCGTTCAATTTATTCGCAATGATTCCAAGAAACGTGAGTGAACCAACCTCGCGCATAGTAGTAGTCCCGATCTTGAAATCGAGGATTTCTTTGTCCGTAGATTCTCTTGTGATTTTATTGTCCATTGTCTTTGTTCGCTTCGTTTTCTATTTCGCGTTCTTTTTTAATGATCTCGTCTAAACTTGGATCATTCACAGAAAAGGGGCGACCCATCTTATCGACATAGATTCCTCCGCCCTTCATTGCCATTCTGGCCTGCACAATCTGTTCAACTGCTTTCATCAAAGAGTTTGCTTCATCTTGGGCATAAATACCCATCTCAATAAGCGCCAATCGGGTAGTATTGAATTCAGCATCAGGAGTTCGGTCCTCGCAGAAATCTCGGTAAGTAAGCCCCTTAGCTTTTTGTTTACTCAACCAATCCATGAAATCAATCTTCTCTTTCTCCATATCAACGCCGAGTGTGATCCCCAAAAGGCGCGATTGATTCTGCAAATAGAGCGTAAAGCTATTAACGAAGCTCTCAAAGTCCATTCGCATGCGGGACTGGAATACCTGCCCTTCGCGTGAATGTTGCCCTTTGTAGCGCATGAGATCGACAATCAGGGACATACTCTCCTTTCCGCGCTCATAAAGGTACATGGAAAGAACGTGATCCTTGCGCTCGCGCGTCAAATTCGGATCGGCAAGCGCCACGATTAGGCTCTTTTCCGTTGTGCCTGTCCGATCAAGGGTAACGATTTCGGTTTTACCCGTGAAAGGATCTTTAACTTTAACCTGTTCAACTGGCTCCAACTTCAATTTAGCGAGCTGTTTTTTTACAGCTTCTTCTTGTTGTTCAGGCGTCTGCTCGGCAGGGCGCTCAACCTGTACCGTTTGGATTTCTCCTGTGATAGGATTGCGCGCTTTTACCTCGTAGAAATTAGCGAGCGCCTGTTTTGTCCCTTCGAGTTTCTCCAGCGGGGTCTGTGTAGATGAGCCCTGGGTCGAAGTTCCATTTTTGGGTGAAGTGGTCTTTATCATTTTCAAATTGTTCTTTAGATTCATAATCCTTCCAAGGAAAATCAAACGGGAATATCGGCAGTTTTTCAGTTGAAATAACCGCGAATCCCATTTGCGCTACCTGCTGCCAGATATCCCTCTGCAAGAAAACGTGCGTCTGGTAGGCAGGATCAATCTGAATCATCTCTGCCATAAATCGAGGCATAGCCACGAAGTTGAAAGAGAAATCGTATTCTTCCGTTGGCATATTGTTTCGGTAGGTATCAAAATTCTCTGGCTCGATTATCGACCGAATATCGTAGCCCGAAATTACTCGCGCATCTCCTCCTCGGTTGGCGCGATCAATGACGATATCAACCGCATTTTCTTGGATCATTACCCAAGGGTTGAATACCATAATGAAGCGTGCGTTGGTTTCATTGATAGCGAAATCCATACCTTCTTTAATGTATTCAGGGTAGGTAGCCGTTCTTGCAATAGGTAAATTTTGTACGTTCCCCATTTTGCTTTTTCCGATAAGAATGTTGGCAACTGAATCGGGGTTGCCTGGTTCATTCGGAATCGATTGAGGGTTGGCAACGAATATCAGATAGAGCGGATTGATATTCGAATACAAACGATCCAGGGCGACTTTGAGAATCTCGCCATTCACTTGGTTATCCTCGATATCACTCCAAAAACCGAACAAAGGAATGATAACAGCAACGTTGCTCTTTCCTGTTGCGGACATGAAATCCTTGATTGTTTTATCTAGTTCTTCCATAGTGGTTCTCTATATTTTTTATTAAAGCATCGACTATTTTCTTTTGTGCGGGAAGCTCGGCGAAATTGTCGCGGGCATACTTCAATGAGGCAATGTAGCTTTCGATATTGCGTTCGATTTTGGTGGCCTGTTCTTTCTTTTCTTCAGCCTCCTGCTTGGCGATATCCTTCGTTGGCATTGTATGAAAATGAACGATTGGGCTGTACTTCATCGATCCAAAAACTTCCATCGGATCAATCTCAATAGGATCGATAACCTCCAAAGCGTTTTTCAGTTTCTCATCCAACTGCGTGAAGATTTTGACAAAACCGCCTATCGAATCATTGCCCTGCTTTGCAAGTTTAATCGTAAGCTTTTTCCTATTGTGTTCGTTGATAGCGGTAATCAGAAAATTAACCAACAACAAACCGATAATGACGTAGTCTAAATTTATAGCCATTGTTCTTTGTTTTCTAATGTCCAAAAGATCATTTTGCGCAGTGAATCCTCAAAGGCAACAGGGTAGGAAAATCCCGCCTCTTTCAAGTGCGTACCATCCAAAGCGTAGCGGAGATCATGTCCAGGTCGGCTTGAGTGGAAATCTACAAGTTCATAATTGAACGGCAGTTCCTTCAAACCTTTCGATAAAAGCCATTCATTCGTAATCGCAGCGACTTTTTGCGCCAGTGCAAGGTTGTCCAATTCAATTTCTCCTACTACGTTGTATCGACCTTTCTTTGCCGATCCGTCTAAATTTTCGCCGTTCTGAAGCACCCACAAAGTGGCAGCGCAGATATTGCGCGCATGCAGGTAGTGTCGTTTGCCCGCCTGAGTTCTTTCTTTGTTAGAGTGGATAAATAGTTTCTCTCCGAGCAAAACCTTTTTAATGATAAGCGGGATGAACTTTTCAGGATGCTGTCTTTCCCCGAAAATGTTCATCGTGTTGGTGATGACGCAGGGGATCTGGTAGGTATTCGCATAGGCGATTACTGCCATCTCGGCTGCTGCTTTGGCTGCTGCGTAAGGATTATTTGGGTTCAAGCGATCCCATTCTTTGAATCCATCAGCAAATTCTTCTCCCTCTGCCAAAGGCGCGGGTCCGAAGACTTCGTCGGTTGAGAAATAAAGGAATTTACTATCATCGTACTTTTTAGCAGTTAGACTTTTCAATCCATGATCTCGGGCATAATTGAGAAGGTTGACCGTACCGATACAGTTGTCCATGAAGAACAAGAGAGGATTTTCGATAGAGCGATCAACATGCGATCCTGCTGCCAAGTGCGCAATGTAATCGAAAGGTCCGTTGAGTTGTTTAATAATCTGATCGTTCAGTTCCGATCGCAAGTCCCAAAAAAGGAATTTGACGCGATCCGCGCTCACGGCCTTAGTAGTCGCAAGCATGTCAGAAAGACGATTCGGATTTCCTGAAGTATCAAGCCGATCGAGAACCGTAATCTCCCAATCGGTATTTTTCAAAATGTGTTCTACTAAATGTGTGCCTACGAATCCGCAAGCGCCTGTAACAAGTATTTTCTTCATGGATTTTATTTTAAGTCGGCGAAGATATCGCCATGAGTTGTATATTTTCGATCAAAATAAACGTTGTGCGTATCTTTCAGAGCATCCTCAATAAGCGGGATATCAGCATCACCGTGCCATTCGCCTCTAAAATGCTTTACAAGGTGCATGTAGGGCTTGAATCCCTGCAAGATATCGCCCTCCAATCCTTCGCAGTCGATCTTCAAAAGGTCAATGCGGGGGAATTTGTATTCATCAATCAGGTCTTTCAGGGAGATCGCTGGGACTGTGATTTCGGAAACTTTTCGCGAACCCATTGGTTCGAATAGATCCCATCGGAAGTTACCGTCAACGTGTCCGTTTCCACCCCACGCGCATTGATTGAATGTAACCTCTTTAACGCCTTCGTATTTTTTCCCAACGATTGCTTTTTCAATATAAGTAAGCCGATCGCCCGTATTGATTTTTGCGTACTTCATCAGGGTAGGTTCTGGTTCGCAAACCAATATCCTAGCTTTCGGATAAAACACCTCGAACTTAAAACTCGCACAACCTAAATTCGCACCCACGTCAACGATATACTCAACATCTTTATCAACCGCGAAAAGATCCTTGATCTTGTATTCGTCATTAGTGATCACCGCTTCTTCATGAGCTCGCGCACACTCTTGCAATTCGCCTTCTGTTGGTTGAATCATAATTTTTCTGATAATTGTTTATAGAATTCTAAATGTTTATGTCCTTCGCTCTCAAGATGCTCAATTTGCGTGTGATAAGAATAATGCACAAACAAAGCATCACCGACGAAGAAAATCGGTCTTTCGAGTTTCGCTGGCATTTCCCAGGACAACTGGGCTTCTTCAAGTTCGCCTATCTCTATTTTATCCCTTCCCCACCAAGCTAAAACGCAAATCGAAAACCTCTGGTAATTGTCGAAGCTTCTATTCGGCAGGTAGTATGCGGGCAGCGTCTTTTGTTCATATCTCTTTTGAAAGGTATCGTGGATCAAATCAATCAGCTTAGAATCGGTGTAGCAAAATTCATCGAGGTAAATCCAATTCGGGTCCTCTGGTTTCTCTGATTGCTTATGAACCGCGCCTGCCTCCAAACCAAGGGCTCCGATCTCTTGGTGCCAACTGGTTAAAACAGTGCTGTTGATGACATTCGGATAAATTGCAAAAGCATTAGGACAAGCGATTCGGGCGAAAATAATCCTCTCCAAAGCACCAGGTTCGTACCAAACAATGTCATCGTCAAGGCGAATATAGATAGTGTTCGCATCATGAGTATGCTTCATGAACTTATACGACAACAGAGCGTTGGTGTTTCTCCAAGCAGGGATAATCTCCTCTTCCAGTTTATGAACAACAACCTTCGGATTTTCGGCAGCCATACTGGCGAGGTAATCGATATCACTCGGCTTGATCGTATTCTGCCAAAGTTGCCACTCATCAACTAAACCCTTCTCCATTTCCTTGTAAATGTATTTTTTGAAAATACTCAGGTATTCTTCTCTACCTGCTGGCGTAACTATTGAGATTCGCCAATCATGTCCTGATTTATCTTTATACATTATTTTTCCGTTAATTAGTTGATAATAGCACAGATAGGGTAATAAAGTACAAGCCCCTATTTATCCACACCTATCTGCTTAGTTGCTTTTAATGTCCATTCAGGATTATTATAGGGTCGCGTAAAATTCTCTTGCCCTGGCAATCCGCCCCACTTTTTAACATAAAAAGCACGATTGTTTTCGAACAACATACTGACTACAATCGGCTGTCCGTTTTCATTCGCTTCGTTTTGTGTTCGCGATCCATAGTGATAGAACATCGCGGTAGGCAAAACAATCGCAGGAACTTCCATCAAATTCATGCGGTAGTGATAATCATTGTCCTCAAAATAGGCGGGGAAGAAAACTTCATCGAACTCTCCGACCGTCTCCCAACATTCTTTCGATACCATAAAAGCCGAGAAGTGCGGATGCGGGGCTTCATCGACTACTTCTTTATCATTCGCGTTGAGCGCGCCGATCATTTGAGGCGTTATATTTTTTTCCTTCAATTCGCCCGCTACATCCATACAACTGACCATTCCTACGGGATTCTTATTAAAACGCTCTACAAGTCGCCACAGTGCCTCTGGGTGCAGGATAATATCGTTGTTACAGACCATGATAAAGTCCGCACCATGCTCGATCCCGTATTTGACCCCGAAGTTAACTGATTTTTGAAAACCCCAACGCTCCTCGTTCCTATGATATAAAAAAAGCTCACTATTCATTTTGGGAGCTTCGATCTTCGTTTCGTCCGTTGAGGCGTTGTCAATTAAGATAAGGTGAGCATCGATATCGTGGGCTTTGGCGCGCATCATCGCATCCATAGCAGAATTGACGCATTGCTTGGTATATTTATTCCAAAGGTTGATGCAAGGGATTACAATTTCTACTTTCATGCTTTTGATTTTTTAGCTGCCCGCGCTGCGTTCTGTAATTGGATTCTCCTAATGATTCCGAACTTCCGAACACGCCATCTAAAAGAATCGAATACTGGTACGCCTGCTTTTATTTCATCAGGCGACATCATTCGGCGCGCCATCTTTATTTTTCTCTTGTGGGATGCTTTGTTCATAATCTTCGTATAATTCTATTAGTGGCTTTACCTTTATATGGATCGAGCTCAACCGTTACTTTATCGCCGAGCATGACCTTTATTTTATTCACCCGCATTCTACCAGAAAGAAAAGCAATGACGGTTTCACCATTCTCAAGTTGTAATCGGAACATTGTATTCGGCAGGGATTCGATTACCAAACCCTGCACCGCATTACCATTCGTCTTGCTCATCTTCGTCATCTTCCTCTGAATCGCTGCTTTCTTCTTCCTCCTCGTCATCCTCCCAGATATTCTCATCCTCCTCTTCCTCGGAATCTAAGCCAGCATCGTCATCATCGGCAGTTAATAATATCTCAAGCATTTTTTCTTCTTCTTCAAACATAGTTTTAGTAGCCGTCAATATGACGTGCTAAATCATTTTTCGGAACTCCGACCAGAAATCCCGCCTGTTTCATCAGGTTGACGTATTGTGTATCTTCACCATTCCCACCCTTGGTAAGACAAGGACCGTGTTCAGGGAGCATACCGATTGCTTTCATGGCATACTTCGGCATCATCCAACCAATCGCTGGTACGTTATCCATTTCTCGGAAGTTTTCGTTCTGCACTCCATTGGCAACGAATCCGTGGCTAATGTGTCGCCATACTCCTAATATACCGATATTTGCCTGCAAATTGAATACCTCGAACATCCTCTCATGGAAATCTCTTTCAAACTCTACGTCATTGTTGCAAACGAATAAGTATTCAGCGCGGGACATCCCGATCGCTTCATTGACTGATTTTCCCCAGCCTTCATTGTGCGGGAGGATAACCAGGAACGTACCGTATTCTTTTCGGAGCTCATACAAGAATTCATGCAGGCCTTCTTCGGTAGATCCGTTATCAACGATAATAACGCGCTCGGCTGCGCGGTATGCACCCGATTGAATAAGCGAACCGATCGTCCTTTTAAGGTATTCGAGCCGATTCCAACTTGTGAGAATGATATCAAAGGTTTTCATATTATACTCTATCTTCTACCGTATATTTTTTTATTACTTTCGCCCACCATTCAAACGCAGGATTTAGGTCGAAGAAAGTTTTTCCCTGGTCTATGTATTTTTTCCATTCTTCAATAAATTGAATCATTAGTATATTGATATCAACAGGGAGTCTTTCGTCATCAATAGCGGTAAAATGAGTCAAAGAATCAACAACCGCCATAAACTCATCTTCGTATTTGTACATCGCTTCTTCTTCGGCTGCGTCCTCTGCTGCGATCACAACCGTATCGTGCCAAACAACAGGCATGCCGTAGGTTACACCGAGCCTTAGCTTATTCAAAAGCTTCTGAAAGATGTAACCGCCCCAAATATCATCGATGCGTCTGAACTGCCATCTGTAGTTAACCTCTTTACCGTCTACCATTGCTGGTCGCTCCACATATTCAAAATTCGGCAAGAATAAGAATCCAAACAATGCCTCCTTCGTAATAGCGAAGTTCATTCCCGAGAAAGGAATCGGCGCGGGTGCGTTGAATTTTGCAGTCGCTATTCTTTTAGGCTCATGCGGGTTTCGGTCTTTCCCGTTCAAATCTAAAACATTCTCCCACATTCCCATATTTGCCACCGTTTTCCAGTTGCGCATCGAATAAGGAAAACCGCGCGGATAAAGGCCAGAACCACTCAATGGGTTAATCCAGCCTCCGTTCATTTTGGTATTCAAAGATTTCAAGTGATCTTCTACGAAGTTGAAAGGCACAATGCAATCACTATCAAGCCCAATAACCACATCGTAACCCGCTGCATAAGCGTAAATATGCCCCAGGACGCGACATGCCGAAGACTTGTGGAAAATGTTAGCAAATTCTTCGTAAAGCTCCTCCAAGAACTCGCGCTGGTCAGCGTACATAAAAACTCTCCATTCAGGTGGGAGATCACCCAACTTTCCGTTGCTGTCGTCTACAATAAAAACATCAGCGTTGCCAACTTTGGCTTCACGCTGTAATGATGAAATCCAATCCTTGGAAGGCGGGATATGGCATGGTGCTACGATTGCTATTTTCATACGATTGAGGTTGTAACGGTTAAAGGTTTGTAATTACTCTTCCACTTTTTAATATAGCGATTTTCGATTACCATTCTCTTTTTGCCGAATTTCATTTCATATCTCTCCGTGTCTTGCAGGGGCTCATCGCATAGAAGCATCTTCTTCTCGGTAGTCATATAAAGAATGTTCCAAAAGTATTCGTAGGCGATCGCTGCTTCTCTCGTCTTTGGAATCGGCAGTCCTATTTCATCGATAACACTTCTTCGGTATTTTGCCAAGAAACACATCATTCCTGGCGATAGAGAAAAGCTGCCCTTGAATCGCGCTGCGATATCGAATATACTTTGGTCTTTTATTAAAGTCGTTTCGTGCAATAAAAAGAAATCCGTTTCTTCAGGATTGTAGAGCATCAGCATTTTGAGCGCGCCGAGCTCATAACCACCTTCAAAATTGTAAACTGTATCTCTATCATCAGTATCCAGTAAATCCTGCCTAACGATACGAACAGGGTACTTCACGCCTTCTAAAGATTTCAAAAGCGCGGGCAAGTATTTCTTCGTTGACTTGTGGTGGATAATTCCGATTATCATAGTCTTAACCCAGGCACACTTCCGCCAGCACCGTTTTTGTGAATCTTTATTTTTCGGTCCGTTCTTTCTTCTTCAAGTAAATCGCGGATATCCAATAAAACCTCGAGCTGAACGTCCTGCACCGTGGCATCCATACTTTGCATTTGCGGATTTCGACCCGACAATTGTGTTTCAATTTGTTCTCTGCTTCTCATAATTATTTTGTTAGTTTATCCCAAAAATCTTGACCGTCTTCGTTCTTGAATCTCAAGGCCTCTCGTATATCGTTGAAAACCCAAGAGATAACGAAACCTACGAGAATACCTGCGATGAAATCTTGGATCATACTTTTACAGGGACTAAATGTTTTTGATCGCGGTACTCGGTGAGCCATTGCTTTTCAGCTTCGCGATAAAGCACCGAATCCCAGTTATGCACACCCTCCATCGTCAATCCATGCTTCTCCGACCATTCTTGCGCCATCGTGCTATATGCTGGTTCTTGGTTGACGGTTTGTCCACTGATATGATCGCAGCCGATTCCAAGCACACCCATTTCGTAACCTTCTTCGCGAACCTCTGATGAAAGCAAACGATCATAGAAGTGATGCGGGGGGAAATTCTCGCGCTGCTTTATTTTCTCAAGCACTTCTCTCCTGAATATCATAGTGCAACCATCGACCACGGCTGCCTTGGTGTAACCTGGGTTCTTTTGTCCGTGCGCGTTTGCGGGGCTGCCCTGCCACTGGAACTTGTTTCCCATCCCATCAGCATGCTCATAAGAACCACCTAGGAAGTTCGAGGTTGTTCCTCGCCCGCGCCCGCCCGATGAATCGATCTCATCCGATCCAATAAAACCAAGCAAGCCGAGTTTTTCATTTCTCTCGAAGAGTTCTACTAAATCCATATCCCACCCCTTCTCCGAAACGATCAGGTCCGAATGGAAATAGGCAATTACATCGCCATCAGTAAGTTTCAAAGCTTCCCAGAAAATAGGATAAACTCCGATATTATTTTTGAGATGGTGAACACGAATCTTTGCCTTCTCACTGTATCCAACGTATTGAAACGCACTGCTTGAACCGTTATCGATGATGATTATTTCGACATCGTTTTCACCTGAAAGATTCTTGATAGCAAAATCAATCGCGGTTTGCGCCAAAGGAAACTGATTCATTACGGGGAATACGACAGCGAGTTTCATAGTGTTTTAACTATTATCTAATATATAGGGCAATACTGCAATGCCGTCAACCTGTGGATAACTATTTGTTCTTGTCGCCGAATACTCCCATCATGCGGTTGAATCCGCTTCGCTCGCGCTGTTGCATGGTAATAGCTTCGATATCAGCTTGCTTCTCTAATTCTACCCGTTGTTCTTTCGTTTTCGTAGGTGGTGAATCTTTTATGATACTCAATGAACCCTGCGGGAATACAACGCGCGATCCCATCAATTCACGTATCTCGGAGAATGCAAACCAAGTAGCCATCAAACCATCGCCTGTGTGTCCGTCTGGGAATGAACGCATCTCGTTCGCAAGCTGGCTCGCAAGCATGATTGTGCGCGGGTCGGTTGGATCGCTTGGAATAACAACCTTGCCGAGTTCCATCGATACTGCAAAACTGTTGATACCGATTTCTGGGTCAAACTTCTCTCCGCCTGTCGTGTATGAACGAACTGGTACGCCTTCATTGCCGAGGTCGATTGAAAGTGATTTCTGGTAACTGTTCGATTCAACACGAACTGATTGCATACCATCACGCGCCCAAGCTGTTTTAGCAATCGTGCGCTGTTCGTTCGGCGTGTACTTGCCTCGATGAATCTGCCGAATAATGTAATCGCCATCTTCAACGCCATCGTAACCCTGGCGAACGAGGTCCATGTAAATCAAAGCTGTGTCGTCCGCAGCTTCTTCAAGAGAGATAGCCAAGTCCATACCTGCTGCCGAAACTTCCAAGAAGTTCTTTTCATGCGGTGCGTCTTGGAATCGAAGCAACCTTCCCTTGTGCATTGCCTTCTCAATCCATTCATCGCGGATAACCTGGTTCGGTCGGTTGCTCGGGTCGCATTGATACATACGGGCGAAAACATAGGGGTTCAAAAGGCGCTCCAAATAAAGACGAGAATAGGGATAGCGTTCAGGCCATAGGACTTTCGATCCTTTATCCATTTCTTCCTTGTTCTGCTCATAGAAAGCATTAGCCTCGATGAATCGGAACTTCGGCGGTACGGTGATATTCAACATGATTGATCCCCATTTCTGCCATAGATCCTGGCGCTCGGCCTCGGCGATGATCGCTCCCTGTCGCTTCTGAACAATGAAGCGCGGGTCCGTCATAAACTTCGATACCACGTCATCTTGGTGCCACGTGTTGCCTAAATAAATAAGCGTACCGCCAGGCACGAGTACGGGCAGTACGGTTGTTTCGATCCAATCAATAACCTTCTTGCGCTGCAATTCCGTAGCGCTGTTCTGCTGGTCTACAACGTCATCTAAAATAATGATATCGGCACGGCGCGAAAGAATCTGTCCGAACAAACCCGTAGCGCAAATAGTAGGGTCTTTCATGCCAACATCTTCACGCTCGATCGTGATAGACTTACCGCTCCAATCTTCCGTTTGCTTACGCAACTGCTTCATGCGCGGAACGATACCTTTTCCTGTAGGATCGATGAAGCGAGCGAAGTTAATGTATTTATGGTTTCGCTCAATGTTTGATACGATTTCTGATAGGAAACTTTCGGCTACGTTCGCCGTCCTTGAAATGGAAAGGATGCGGATATTGTGGTTCTTAGCAATACGCCAAAGCGGGTACGCAATCGAAAGGTGCTTGCTTTTGCCGTGGTCGCGGGGATAGGTGAATACCGCGAAGAAGCGCTTGATCATTTTATAGCCAGGCGATTCATCAGAAAAGTCCTGCGAGATATCATCATCAAGTTCATCGTGGAAGGGCTCGTTATTCAAACCTAAAATATCACTCACGAAGAGTTTAAAGACATCTCGGCAGCCGATCATCATATTCGTGAAGGTGATCTTCTCTTCTTCACTTGGCTGGTTCTCCGTTGGGTTCGGGTGGGTTGCTCCGACTGTTGTCATGGTTTTTTATATGTTCAGCCATCTTTCGACTCATAATGAGATTACCTTCTTCATCACGGAACGACTGGTCGATTAACGTGGTTACTGATCCGCCTGGAGAAATAGGAATCGGAGTATTCTCTTGGGCGAAATCGGGATCATCTTCAGGTACGGCAAAGATACGATACGCACCAAGCGCGATCTTCGCATTTCCAGGTACGGCTTTCTTTACAACTTCACCCTTCGCGTTCAATTCTTCTGGCGTTCCAAGAGCTGCGCGGAGAATGACGTTCTTCAACCTATTAGGGATGGTATGACGATAACTCCTGATTAGCGTGGGTAACCATTGGTGGAGAAATCGAAAACCTTTGTATTGTTCATACGTGATCGCGGTAGTTTCGCAGGCTTCTTTAACCAACTCTCCTCTCCTGAAAGCTGTTAAAAGCAAGTGCAGTTTTACCCCGCCGTCCATCCACCATGCGCGGTTCAATCCCTCATAGACGGGGTATTCTTCTTTGGTCCTTTCGTCCTTATAAAAATAGGCTATGGCGCGCTCGGCTGGAACGTACTCACCTACTGGTACGATTGGCTGGTCTGATGGTTTATTTTCTTCCATTAAAGTAATTGACAATTTTTTCTATTACCTCTTTCGTTACCCCCGTTTTCCAACTCGTCTGAAATAGGTGGGAAAGCTGCTCGGGAAGCATGTCAGAATCATCATCAATAATAGCATAATCTTCCACATTTGGATGCTTGTCGAGCCACGCCTTGATCTCAGTACCGCGATGCGTATGTGGTTCAGCAGGATCGGGCATTGAAGGAGTGAGATCCATAATCGGACAAACCTGCTTCTTCACTTCTTCTATCCCTTCGGGTGAATGCCTCCATGAAGAAGAAAGCACGACAATCAATTTCAGATCATCAACCATATTGCCTACGAGAAAAGCAAGGTACGGATCAATACCGATAAAACCACGGTGCCGTTGCATCGTTTCTTGGCAGTTAACCACACCGTCAATGTCTAAGAAAAGTACCTTCATATTTTTATTATACCCCTAATGTGAAGATATTAAAAGGAGGGGTTCAATTTGAACCCCCCCTTCATTTGCCCCGAGGCAAAAAAAGACCACCGCTCCAAAATGGTATACGCGGTGGCTCTGCAGAATTTCTCTTGATACTACTGTACAGTATTATATATATGACGGAATGTCAAGCGTTTTGTTACATATTATCCCCTATGTTTAGGATTGAGGGATTTTAGCAGAGCAAGTAACCCAGTTCTTTTTGACGATATCCATTCCTCCTTCGCCGATCATACGTTCCGCACAAAGGATATCATCATTAACAGAATAGTTCCATTGAAGATCAGGGCAGTAACGATGGAATGTAGCCTTTTGGAATTGGAAAATTCCACACGAGAGTTTTCCATTCGTATCGATAATACACAAACCTCGGAAGGTTGTTTCACAGCTTGCTATCGCGGTCAGTATTTTCGTTTGAAACCCGTATTGATTACCATAGAAACTAATAGCCCCTTTGATCGCACTTGCCGTTGGACTTCCTGTATAGACGAGATCCTGGATTATCGGAGTTGGCGGTGCTTTGCCTCCATCGTAATGTATTGTTGAGGATAGTATCGTACTCGTCCAGGCCAGCGTGCCAATCGCCACCAGAAACACGATTATCCCAACTATTTTTTTATGTTCATAGGCTTATTGTCCGTAAAGTTCATTAAGCTTTGCTATCGTGAGAGGACCGACATTGTGTCCTTTTAAGGCTTGCAATTGAGCAGCTGATTCCAGGTTGTATTTTAGCTGGAATTTGAGAACGGCAGCAGCCGTTACGTTCCCGTACAAACCTGTGCTGGTTGTATTCTGTGGGAACAAGCCCTCGTATTTGAGTATATTTTGAAGTTGAACGATATCACTATTCGTTTGTCCGTAGCCCAGCGCCTTCGTAAACTTAAAAACTGGTTTAGTAATGGGATTCGGAGTTGCAGGAGGGAGATGATACATCGCCCCCGTTCCGCGCGCCGTCAGATAACTTTCAGTGAAGATCCTTTGGGTAATGTTATTCGGACCCCAGCTTTCCTCGATAAGAATACACTTCTCACCGTTCTCATCAGTAAAATAATAGGTAGCACAAAGACAGTGGAAAGCTTCAGGCGCATTGCCATCGTAAAAAGGTTTCACCGCATTGTCGTATTCGGTATAAGTGAGCCCGATCGTAACTTTACAATGCTTTTGAAGTTCAATAGCTTGCGCGATTTCATCAATGTTCTTGTAGTTTGGGAAAATGTAAAGATAGCCAACCAAAGGCGTGGGAACGGTTACGTCAGCATTCATTTCAGATTCAGTCATATTCTGGGAAGGATCAAGGAGCTCGGTAGTCGTTCCCTGCTTTTTCTCAATATCACCTGAATCCTGCAAATACATACCAACTCCATTGAAATTAGCTCTCCTCCGATAAATAGGGTGTGCTGATTCTACGATCCCTGTTAGTATCTCCAAAGCCTTCGCAGTCGCTTGAGCAACGCAAGAACCAGAACCATTCTGGTTTCTAATGGAATACTTGGGCGCGCCACTCATATCTCGATTCCAATTGAGAGCAACCGCGCCCGCAATTTCACTATGCTGATAATCAAGTGCTTTCTGCGCTTCTTTCCTCGGATCAGGTATTAAACCTGGTATTGTTCTTATTGTGTCTGTCATAATCTTATTATAGCAGGTTTCCTGCTTTATTTAATAGTAAAACCCGTTCGTACTTCTCCTCAATTACATCAACATATTTCTTGAGAAGCGGGATCGTTTTCGGATGAAAAACATCAACCCGAGCTCCTTTGATGCGATTGCATCCTTTGCAGAGCATCTCGAAGTTATCTTCATCATCCTCAATAGCCTCAACCAAGCCAATCGTTTCTAAAAAGAAAACAGGGATAATATGATCTACAGTTAGAGCAGGATATTTATTCAGACACTTCGGACATTGACCCCCTAAAAAGGCGCGCTTCTGCCATTCTGCCAATTTCGAACCTTTCTTTGTCTTTGCCATAACTATTTAGGATTAAAATATCTGCCGAAAATAGAATAAAGGAGGTCATGGAATTTGCTCGGCTGCCTCAATCCACCTTCCTCGACTTTTTTCCAAAAAACAAAATTGATAAACCGCTGCCAGTAATCGAGATAGAGGCTAAGTTCAAAGCCACGCCATTCAATCGTCTTGCGCAACCAAAAACCTTTATAGTCAGTTTTTACGAAGATAGCACCCTCGCTCGGAAATTTAAGAAGTTTGAAAATCCCAAAGTGGAACATGTAGCCGTGGTTCGCAAAAGAAACTGGAATGATACCCAACTTGAAATGCCATTTGCCTATCGTGAGGAGTCCTCTGGTGCTTTTCATAATTTTTCTTTAGTTTTTATTTCAACCTCATCAGGGTCAAAGGCGTATTCTTTGAAGGGAGCATTGTAAGGATCGCGTTGTTTATCTCTATCTGAGGGAAAACAAACGCCGTAGCGATGCTTTCCGAAAAGATCATCGATCCATAATGCGCGCTCCCATTTTCCCGTTACAGGGTGCTTGGAAGGTTTTGAAAAACTGCTCATAAAGTTAAGATCGATTGAATAAACAAGTTACCTCAATGACAGCTACGAAGAAAAGCATAAACCAATACTGCCAAGTGGTTACTCCATAACCGATCGCCGACCACATACCGCATAAAGCTGCCCCCGAAACTGCAATAAAGAATGATCCTGATGGTTTCATATTTTTTATTTAGTAAATTTAATCACTAATTTGCATTTTTTCCAAGATTTCTTTCAGCTCCCTAAGCTCTTTAGGAGTGAAAACTGAAATCGTATCATTGTTGGTTCGGACTATATAAAAGCAATCCGTTCTTTTTCCATCTGTAAAGTCTTCTTTTTTTTCTATTTTCATTGTAGTTTTTCAAAAAATGAATCAATAGTACCTCCATCGCAAAGCTCGGCAATCAAGTTTATCCACTCAAATTCCCATTCAAAGATCTCCCGCGCTGGTTTGCTGTCTGTTTTAGCCTTGAAAAGTCCTGTGCTTTTCCAACCCATCGATTTACCAAGAGCCACCCAAAATTCTCGATGAAGCAGCGCACCTCGCTCCATCTCCGTCGAAGTAGGATTCCAACCGCCCTCTTTTGCTTTTTTGATTACTTCTGGGATTGTCATTTTAATTTCTTATAAGATTGACTACAAACCAATTATTATCGAAAGCTTCAGAATAGGGTTCATACCACCATTTTGGCTTCAACAAAAAAATATAAGGCCAAATAGTACCAAGAACTAAAACTCCGCAAAAAAAAGAACATTCTTCCTCAGAAACCCAGAGGAAAAGCCAAAAAAGGTAGTTCAGAAGGATGATAAACTCTAAAATCATTTTTTGAATTTCACCTTTAATTGAACAAATCTTTTACTCTCGACTTTTTCCAAAAGCTCCGAAGAACTCTGAATCTTGCTCCCCAATCCGTCCACAATTTTGACCCCGAGCTTTTTGCAGATCTTCGCCTCAGGAATGTTCTTGCTATTCCGATCTCCGCCTTTTGCAAAAACAAACTCCACATTTTTCCCTTCAAGAAATTGGTAAGCATTTACGATAGATTCGATTGTCCTGCAAACGGTATCATCGTAATCGATCGAAGGGATAACCCTTCCAATCCCTGATAAAGAGCCGACAATTTTCATGCGCTCCGCGAAATCCTGGAAAGGAACTGATTTTTTGATCCGAACCTGCTCATCGTTGTTAACGATCACCACCAAGCCATCGTACAACCAGGTCAGCTTTTTTGCTTTCTCAAGGTATTCGATATGCCCTTTGTGGAGGGGGTTAAAATAACCACTCGCGATTACAATTGTTTTCATATTATATTTTAGTCATCATAATTCCAAGTAGAATAGGTACTTTCAGCAATGTATTTTATACAGCCGATAAAGGCGCAGATCCCGCTAAAAACGTAAAACATAGGCAGAATGATGGAAGGATAATCCCAAACCAGAATCAGCAAACTTATCAGGCCTGGAACGAAGAAAAGAAGTGTCTTTATTTGCTTTTTCATACACTAAAATCCACTTCCGCAAGGGTACGCTGGACCTCCTGCGATATGACACATGACAGGCACGGGCGTAGTGCAAACCTGACTGGTTGCGGGTTCGCCGTTGCTATTTCCGCACTGATCGACATCAGTACAGGTTCTCGTTTGAACTCCATTGACGCATGATCCGAAACTGTTGCATTGCCAATTATCGTAACAAACGGGCGTAGAACCAGCCATCGGGAACGGAATCGAGGAAATGGGCGTACTTGGAACAGAAACCGCAGGAGAGGGCTGAATTTGGCTAACTGGTGCAGAATTTTGAGCCTGTTGCGCCAGTAATTGCTGAAGCTGGGCTTCTATTTGAACCAGAAGGGCTTCGATAACTTGAATGAGTTGCTGTTTTACCGCATCCTGGTTGACCGTTTGCGCCGAGGCAAAAACGGGCGCGCAAGACAATGAGAGAAAAAGCAACGATGCGATGATGATCTTTTTCATAAGTTTAGTAATCGTTTAAGTTTCTAAAAATCTTCTTTCTAAATAGGATATTGAGCCATTGCCACGCGATGAACGTCCAAACAAGAACTTGAGAAACCTCCCACCAGTTTCCTTTCAAGAAGAAACCAGTAATTGAGGCTATCAGTCCCAAAGCGCAAGGCAAAAAATAATAGATTGTTCTGATGCTCATAGTTTTACCAAGATGAGTGATAATAATATGCTCCGCCCTCCTTCAAAGCCTTCTCAACGATTTCTTTGGTTTCGGTAAGATCAGCGACATAGTTCTCATCATAATCGATACCGCCAAAGAAGAAACCTTCAGTCGTAGGCAACAATTCACGCGCCAAATCAGGATTCTTTACATACTTGCCTTCAACCATTATCGGAATCTTCTTCTCTCCTTCAAAGCGATAGCCATTGTTGACCTGACCTTCTACCATTTCACAAGAAGCCAAAACCTTATTTACTACCCCTAAAAGCTTTTCAAGCTGTGCAATGGTAACAGGATAATGCCCGCAATCATCGACACCCCCCTGAACGTTTTCCACGAACCAATTATGGATCTGGTTTGCTTTGCGCCAATATCCAACATCCAAATTATTTTCTTTATCTCTTGAGAGATACATATCAAGTCCCATTTTTTTATATTTTAGGTTTATATTTTGAGAGATTCGCTGATGGTGAGAGAAGGAAGGTGGTGGACGCACGTAATTCCGAACACCCTCTCACACCATCAGCGAATCTCTTTATTTCTGCCCCGAAGCCCATCCACTCCGATCGTTCAAACTATCCGTTTCACCAAACTCGTTCGCTTGATTTAAGATTACTGAACTGGTGGCGGACAGAGTTCGAGGCAGAAATTTTTAATCTTCGTCGTACCCACAATTTGCACACTGAATCTGATCGCTTGAATTCCTTCTCGGATTCTTTGAGCCACATTCAGGGCAAATCGTTTCTGATAGATCGTGATTCATAAGATTATTGAACATCTTGAGCTACTAACCAGGCGCGCCGTCCATACTCGATCATTGCTGCAGGATTCTCCTTTCGCATTGAATGAGTAATAGCATTCGTGAGGGCGTTATAAAAGCCCCAGCGCGTAAAATCTTCATCGTACATATAATTGTTCTCCGCTTCTTTCAAAAGGTATTCGGGAAGGTTGATTGCCTCAGGCGTGAACATTTCAGGATCAACCCCTAAACTATATTCGCTCATCTCCTGCAAAACTGGAAGGGTCTTTGAAAACTGAGCCGTCAAGAATTCGATTTTTTCCCTGATCATTTCAATTTTAATTTCTCCTCCTGTTCCAATATGCCTCTGCGAGAAAGAAAAGAATTTCTTTCCGATAATCATTCCATTCGTGCATACCAAGCGGAAAGCGCCGAGCATGATCTGAAGCGAACTACTTCCGTTGTAAGAATTTCGAACAATGAACTGAAGTTTTACGAAATCTCCATCACGAATCTCAATCATTTCGTCATTCAGACTATAGGTCAGGTAAAGGCTCGATCCATCTTTGGCAATCTTTATCTTTTCTTCATAGTTGGTCTTGGCGAGAGCTTTCCTGAAAGAGTTAACAACATCTTCGTGCTTTAGCACTTGATACTTTTTAGAAACAATACCGAGGACATCCCCGCTATCCGCCCGAACGACTGCCAGTTTATTTTGCACCGTCAGTTGCTCTTTGGATTTTGGGTTCAAGCCATTTGTATATATTTCTTGAAGCCTTATTGGAAAATTGTAGTTTGTTTTTTCCATGTTATTTGACTTCGTTTAATCTCTTGAGCTCTTCGCCTGTGATCATCCATCCGCAACCTTTTGAACATTCTCGGAAGATGATATCGAAAGTTTTAGGATCACGCACGTCCACCGTTTCAGGAAATCCACAACGCAAGCAATCTTCATCATGCACCGTTCGGATTGCTCCAACCACTATCTTTGTATCGCGGATCGCTTCTTTTCCTTTATGAACCAACTTTTTGACATTGAACATTTTTCTCCTTTGCTCGAGGTTTAATTTTTGTGCCATCTTTTTTTTGTTAGGTTTATTTTGCATTAGCTTGGAAGCGCAATCTGAAAGAACATCCACCACATTCCGAAAATGAGAATCGAGGCGAAGATTACCGCGATTACAAATTTGATCGGTAATCTCCAAGGATGATTTATTTCTTCGAGTTTTTGTTTATCCATTTTTGCATAGTTTAGGTTTATATATTTGAGGGAGATTGGAAGGGTCGCTGGTGGCGAGTGGTAGGAGTAAATAGGCTTAGTTAAACCTTACGGGAACTTACCACTCATTCTATCTCCCGCCATCAACGACCCCTCCATTTTCAAAGAACTTTCCCATACGAATCACTCTCCTACCTTCATCTTAAATCAATCAAGAATCCTTGTCAATACCTTGTCCCATTTTTACACCATTATTCTCCCGAAACTCCCGAACTGCCCTCGAAACAGAAGTCCTGCTCATACCTATTTTCTTCTCAATTTCACGCGTTGTAAAACCAGCGAAATAAAGATCAATCGCCTTTTGTTTAAGAGATTCTATTTTATCGGTTTTTGTTTTTTTCCTTATGTAAACCATACTAAAATCTTTTATCATATTTTCCGTGGCACTTATAGCAAAGCCGAATCCAGTCATTTGTATCATTGAGATACTTGCCACTTTTATTTGCCCAGTGCATACATCTAGTTTTGGTTTCGGTAGTACCGCAATGCTCACATTTCATTGGTCTTCCTAAAGCCTTATAAACAACAATGTGCAATCCGTCCCTTCCTATCCTAGCAAACCTTTCATCTGACATTAACTTCATATTCTTATTATTGCATATATAGGGACATTATGCAATAGGTTAACTGCTATCTGTTCCTCATCCAAAATCGCCATTTTTCAACCTGTTCTTGACTGGTAAATCTAATCGCAAGCTCTGATCTTGGATGATGATTTTTTTTGATTTTGTAACGAAATAAACCTGGAAACCTTTTCATCAAAAAATCACAATCCTTCAACTTCTGCGGAAGCCTCTTTTCGTATGTTCCTGCCCCTCCCTTTGTATAATGTTTCTTAATTGCGACTGCGTAATTATTTATGAGAACTCTTCCGAATTTTTCAAGGTTTTGCGCCGTCCAAAGATAATCATCAGCCGACATAGTAGTGCCGTTTCTCAAATCGTATTTCAGATCCGTTTTCTTAATAAGCTGTGTCTTTCCTATAACGTAACCAACCTCCCGCCATTTCTTGTTCCTAAAAAAGAAGTTCACATTCGAAGCAAAACCGCAGAGATTCGCTTTCCTCTTTTCTGCTTCCGTAATCGTTTCATCAACAATATCCATAAAACGATTAACCGAAACCCGATTTTCAAAAATATCTTTGTATTTTTCTGGGTTTTCCTTTACGGGAAGATTTTCAGATTTATAGAAACCTTCTTTTACTGCTTCGAAATACTGGATATTGTCATCAAGCGTCATGTACCATTCTCCTTTCTCTACCAGATTTTCCAACAAAAAATTCCGCACCCCGAGCATCCCGAAAGGCAGATTAGAAACGATGATATTTTCTTCTTTTATAGTAGGGTTTTTAAGATAGAGAGCTTTTTGCTCTTCGTTATGAAGAATGATTTTATAAGGGATATTTTGAGCGTCTAAAAGAGTATGGGTTGAGATAGAATCACTCCTATTATAGCTGTTGATAAATATCTTCATTGTTTCCCGCGCCTCGGAAGCATGGAATTTATGTTGTGTTCTTTTCGCTTCTTATCCTCTTCGGTCATAGGTTCATTCATGCGGGCGCGCTCGCGCTCCGTCCTGCGTTTTTTGATCCGCGCCAATTCATCATCAATCTCCAAACACTGCCACATCCTTTTGAGTGAGTAATAGACAATCGAGAAACGATATGATTTTTCACTAGCAAAACGGATTGGCGTAACTCCATGCGCGATCCCTTGTCCGTCAAAAAGGAATATCGAATCGTTTGGAAGCTTGAATCCAACACCATATTCAGGAACCGAAAGGTATCCACCCTCAACGCCCCCCCCCTTGAAAACAATCATACAAGAATAAACATCATTGAAATTTCCCGAATCAAAGTGGTACTTCAAAGGATTGTTTTTGTTAATGATCCCGCTAGTGAAAACACTTTCCCCATCCATTCGATAGAATTTTTTGATCTTCTCGTCAGTAAGCGATCTATGCTTTTCGTAAGTTTTTGGATCGTACTGCCGATAGTGTTCTTCGAGTTTTTTGGCGAGCCCCGCAACCAGCGCATGCTTGCTTGGTGCTTCGAAGGCCAGTGAAGAAGTGGAGCAGAAATCAGCCCTCATTTCATTGCGCGGACGGTAGCCGAATATGCGGGATCGGGAAATCAAACCGCGCGAGCGCGATCCTTCGTGGTACTTTATTTCCTTGAGCGCTTCGACAACCTCATCTGAATTAAAATTCTCAAGTTGATCGTAGATAATTTTCACAACCCCTTCGTCCTCGTCAATAAGGATCGTTGGTTCATCGATAAGTATATCGTAATCCGTTTCAAGCGCCGTCCGCTTGATATACTCATTCATATCTATTTTTCGCCTTTTGAGAACTAAGGTCTTCATTTGTTTTTCTCGTAAAATTCAACAGCTCTCATTACCGCCTCTGTATGATTATCAACCCCGAAATCTACCATCAAAGCATCAAAGCGCTTCACCGTTTCATCGAATTGGTCCGCCTTGAAAAAGAGAACAATTTGCTTGATATTGCCTTCTAAATAAGAGTCCATCGATTTCGAAAGCATTTCATCATCCATTTTAACCTCGGGTGCTTTCGGCAACATATCCAGGTCTTGTTTGGTGAAACCATAGTCCAACAAGTTATCAATATCGAACTGGTTCGCCAGAATATCATAATCCCACATACCCGTTACTTTGTTGGCTTGGATATTAGCACGCTCCGCCTTTTCTTCATCCCAGTCAACAATACGAAGCGAGAAAACCTGCTCCGTTTCCTGCCCTGCGTCCTTGATAATAGAACCAAGTGCCACTGTACCGTCTTTTTGAGGCTCTGGGAAGGTTGTAATAACCTTAATCGTATAACGATCCTGCTCCTGTAAGAAGGATTTCATACGCTGGTTTCCTCCAATAATCTCGTTTGTGCGCCGATTGACGACAACCCCTCCAAGATCTCCCAAGGAAGCAAGCGAATCACCGAGCCGATCGAACCTATCGGAACTGATCTGGCGCGGGTTTTTATGATACTCCTTGAAATCTGATAGTTTGATATCCATAGTTTTTTAACAAATCGCTTCTTTCAAAGCTTTTGTCGGTCTAAATTTAATTTTCCAATAAGAAGGGATCATCACAATTTCCCCGTTCTTCGGGTTGCGCCCGCGCCGAGAAGGAATTTCCCTAGTTTCGAATATGCCAAGGCCAACGATCTTTACCTTACCGTACTGCATCAATCCCTTTCGAACCTCCAAGCGAACTTCGCGGGGAAGCTTTACAATTTTCTTCTGTTTTTTATTTGCCATCTAAATTTCTATTATTTTCTCTCCGTACTGGGCTTCAAAGTGTTTCTTCTTCCATTTGTAAAGCGGGGTCAATACCCCTTTCACATCCTGAATTTCGCTATGCCCGTCTGCGAATACAACCACAAAATCGGCAATATAGACACCGATTTTCTTTCCCTTAACCGTGAGATCAAAACGAACCTGCGGTTGAACCCCCCGAACCCGAAGTTTTTCATCCGTTGCTAGACGCATCATATCAAGCGTGGCAGCGTGCGCAGCTTCCTTTTTGGAATCATAGGTGCGCCCGTTGTATTCCGTTTTGATAGCGTGGTATTTGCTGAACTCTTTGTACATACCTTATTATACCCCTATTCGCTCAATTTTAATAGTGGATATCTTTTTTTTGGTAGAGGCGCTTATAGTATTCAGTTTCAATAAGAAAAGGGTATTTTTCTATAATTTCAAAATCGTTCTCCTTTGGTTTGTATCTTTGCTCCAAAAGGAACTCTTGGTTCTTAAAAAAGAAGCGGGCGCGCTCCTCTGGGCTGTTTGTTACACTATGGTGGCAAAACCTGCAAATCGGAAAGGCATTGAAGGCAGCGGGAGAAATCCTCCCGAAGATATGATGAAGCTCAATTCCCCTATCTGAACGCGAGCAGTTAAAGCAAGCGAACACATAAAGGTAGAGCAACCGCACATCTTCGGGAAAAGGATTTTTCAGTCCCGTGTTCTTCATTTCTTCCCCTTTTTTGTTTTATCAATAAAGGTCGCAGGAGTTTTTTCCTCCTTCGTAACGGCCTCGTTGAATCGGCGAATCGCATCAGGGGTAGGAAGCGCAGCGATCGTTGCCTTGGTCAAATCAGAAAGCTGCGTACCGTCAAAAACATTCTTTGTATCGACAACTGCTACCTTTCCATCCAAGAAACCTTCGATAGCGCGGTCGAATTCACCCTTAGAAAACCTTTCCTTTAAACTTTCACACATCCGATAAAGGAAGATATCTCTGAACCTTAGAAATTCTTTTTTCATAGTTTACTTGTTACCTATTAGATCGTGCGTTAGATGCCAGAAATTGCAGAACGGACACTGATAAATTCTCAGCTCGGTTTGCTTCTCGCGCCATAACCTATTTTTTACCGTTTGTGCCAATTTCTTTTTATAACAGACTTTACCGCGACACCTACGCAACGGTGCTGGTAAAAATTTTGGCATATCATTTCCCTATAAAAAATCCAAAATCTTTTTTCAGTTTTTTATAGCGATATTTGAGTGAATGCGGGGTATAAGTTCTCCCCGTTTTTCCAAGTTCTTTTTTGAGTTCCTGCATAGCCAAAATAAAATCTTCCTCCGAAACCTTTTTGTCTTTATTTTGCTTAATCCATTCCAGCTTTTCAGGAGTCTGCCCCATCTTTCTAGCTTCATCAAAGTCAAATACTTTCATAGTGTTTTTTTTATTATTTTTATCGACCTTTTAGTTTCCATCTCCCAATAGCAGAGTGTCGTCCTCTTCGAACTTCTCAGCTAAAGTTAGTCCATTGTTTGTAACGACATAGGGCAGAAAAACCTCCTGAATTTTGACCATTTTCGTATCAATAATCGCCATCTGTGCCTCCACCCAAACCTTGATGATGCGCCAAGCCACCCGTACTGCCTGATCGCGCGTCTGTAATTTTTTAGGCACTCTCTGTTCCTCCAAAATAGCAAGCACAGGTTTCCAATCAGTCGGTAGTCGAACCCCGATCCTTTTTCCATTGACCACAATCAAAAAACTCAAAGACTTTACATATCCTTCATCGTAATCCGTCATGATGCTTTGTGCGCCGTGCATCGAAAGAAGTTTTGATATTTCTCCCACCGTTCTTTCTACATCGATTTCCGTTGTGTAATTGAGTAATGGCATATTTTAAGATTTCGTTTTAGTAAAGACCTTTGAATCTCCAGAAACGTAGATTGTATTTTCTCCACTATAACCACTAGGGCAAATCTTTTTAAGTGTAATGAAATAGGTTTTTCCTTTAATCTTTTTAACCGATAAGATCCTTCGGTGGTTCACCCTATCCCCAGCTTTTAATTTGTAGAATGCTTTAGACTTCATTCAATTTCCAACGCTCTCCGCAAACACGGCAGATTTTAATGGTATAGGTGTCATCATGGAGGCAATCGTCAACTGGAACCCCTATTTTTCGCTCATTTATGGCCTTCTGCGCGTCTGAACGGGTCAAGTCAGCCATTTCTCCCAGCCAGACTTTAACATCGTCCTTAGCTGTCTTTTCGTTGATTTCAGGCAAGAGCTGCGCAACCACCGTCCACCCACCCGCTTCTGCAATTTGCCTCGGGGCAAAATCATAGCGCAAAACGAAAATCTCGTAAATGCGAATCAGGCGTGAGATGGTAGATTGTGAGATCTTTAATTCCATACAATACTCCTCCCAAGAAGTCCAGCCCGCCTCGTAATACCGATTATCTTTGATCTCGTGGAGCATCCTGCCGAGCTCAACGAAATTCGATTCGATCTCTTTCTTCAATTCGATCGTCTGCTTGCAGAAATCGTGGCGCTTTTGCTCTGATAATGATTGTTCCATATTAAACAAAGTATTTTTTAATAACTCCTCCTTTCTCTCTTAGTTACTTAGTGGGTAAGGGGGCTAATAGTTTCCTGAGAGCATGAATCTCATCAATCCATTCTTCAAATCCGTCTATATTCTCATTAAAAGAGATATATCCTCCCTTTTTCCCTTCCATTTTTAGTTTTAAAAATTGCCAAACCGAAAACCCTTCATAGTAGTGTTCTGGGTATGATTCCATTATTGCATCGTACTCTTTAAGCCATTCTTCCAATTCAACTGAATGAATCGCCACCCTTTTTGTTGTTACTATTTCATTTTCCATACTCTTATTTCTCTTTAATGATATCTTTCATCCCTTCACCTCCAGCCCTGAGGCGTTAGCTTTGGAAGTTTTTACACACGTTCGGGTATCACTGATACCATCGTCTTGAAACATACCACACCTACATTCTCTCACACCATCGGAATCTGACCAGTAACACTTTTCTTCAAGTAACCCCATTTCCTTCGCTCGCTGGCGGATTTCATCTTTGGCTTGGTTGTAACCTCTACTTGAATCGTATTGGGCTGTCGTTCCAATCATTTCGTACTTACTTGGTTTATTTTTTCCGATTATCTCTCCCACCAGCAGGGAGAATTGGGTGGCGTAGAAGGATTTGATAGATTCTACTAGGTCTTTCTTTGTTGTTTCACTCCATTCGGAAGTATAACTGTCCTGCGTTAGAAAATTGAGCTCTTGTCGTACAATCCTTTCTATTTCCTCATTTATTTCCTGTATGGTTAATGGTTTTTGGGTGGGCATAGTGATTACATTAAAGATAGTTTAGTTTCACACATTAACTTGAACGATTCCCATTCTACAATCTCTGATTCTGCCCACGCTATCAAGGTTTTTATTTCTGCCTTTTTTGCTTTTCCACTTAAGACTCTATCAACTGCTTTTTTTAATGTTTCATTTTTCATATTCCTTAGTAGGTTAGTGAGTTACAACTTGGCACGAACTAGCAGGTGAAGTAGCTATGCTATGGATATCACCTCCAATATCTATTAAGAGAATTGTGATGAAAAACAACATCAAAACTATCGCCCAAATTCCGCTGTCTACTATTTGTACTTTTTGTTCAGTCATATGCTTTTTATTTATTTAAGATTCCCAAACATTGAGGGGCAAGGATTTGACAGCGGTTACACCCTCTGTGATAGTCACCTTGCAATAATAATGACAAATATCTGCAATCACTATGTAACATCGTGGCAGAGTCTCAGTCTTCTTTTGAAGTTACCTTCCGCCTTTATCTTTTCAGCCACCCTCAATGTTTAAGAACCTTCTAAGATTAACTGACGGGGAAGCAATAATAGTTTCAATATTATTGCCAGTGATTTTACTCACGTGAAACTGTCCCCCGTCAATCAACCTTCTAAGGTTCGCTAAGTTCAAGAGGCACGTTCGGGAAGTGTTTACTTGAGGGGAGTCGAACCCCTCACCGCCGCCGTTGCCGAGGGAAGCTACCGTTACACTAAAGAACCCTTCCCCATACCTCTTGATTTTAACGAACCTTACCACCCGAGCTAAAAGAATTGTGGGAGTTAAAGTAACAGCAATCTTTCGATTAAATGCTCTCCCGCAATTCTCTTAACCAAGGTAGATGAGCTGGGTAAGTTGAAGGGATAGAAGCCGTTATGCAGTAGTCTATCTCCCATTAACGGACGCCTTCAACTTGCTCAACCCACCACCTCACGGGTTAGGGTTCTAGTCCCGCTTCACTCCACTTCGTTCCGCTACGCAGGACACCTTACGGAAGGAAACTGCGGAACGAGCCCGCGTGCCGGCATAGCGATAGTCGGACCAGCACCAGCCCACGCCGAACTCGCCGTCGCGCCAATAGGCCTCTGGAACGTAGCCATCCCGATCGCGAGAACCCGCGCAGAGCGTCCAATTCTTTTCATCGAGATGCTTACCGTACTTTTTAAAGTAAGTAATTTCCAGTAGCAACCGTTCCTCTAAGGTAATCGTTTTCATTCCCTTGGCCTTGATATCATCAGCCGAAAGATTGGCGTTCTCTTCGTCGGCTTCCTGAACGTCCTTAAAGTAAACGGTGTAGTTACCCTTGCGTTGTGAGGTGATGTTGTTCAGATCAAGGTAATCCGACTTCCAGCAGGGGAATAACGTTTGGCATTCGGCAAAGAGGGATGAGGCGGTCATCGTGTCTTTCATGTCGAGGCGGATGAGGTTTTCGGATTGGTAAACTGGTTTTACGGTTGACAGCTTCAAATTCTCCTCTAACAGACGGATTATCTCGTCAAGCTTTTTTTCTACGGGTGATATGGTTTTCTTTTTTGGTTTCATAGTTGTGGAGGGGTTAGTAATTCGTGGGGACACTTTCTTCCCCAACTTGTTGCTTGGTTGCAATTATGACACAGTATTCTCAAGTTTTTAGGATAACCATTTTTACGAACCCAGAAGTAAAATCTCATCCCAGAAAAACCTAGTTCTTTCCTATGGTTATGACCACCGCCCTCAATATGGTCTATGGCTAAAAAGACTATTTCGCTTTCTCCGCAACATTGACATTTTCCTCCGTAATGTCTTACTACTTCTTCCCTAACTTTTAGGTTATACTGTTTTGTCCACCTCAGTCGTCTTTCTTTGTTTTTATAATAAGACTTCCTGTTTGATTCTCTTTGCTTTTCTTTTTGTTTGTTATTCATATACGAGTATTATAACATATCGTATATTACTTTTCAAGCAAGTGTTTGTGTTCGTAAATGTTGCCGATGACTTCAAAAGGATGAATGGCGTGTCCATCGTGAACCCTACTCCATCCTTCTCCGATACTGGTTTTACTATAAAATGCCCACGCTCCCCAACCTTCTTTCCAAACTATCTCGCAGTTCATTTCTTTCGGCTTTCCTGATTTCGTAAACTCGTAAACCCTTTTTACAATATCCCCCTCATAAATCTCCTTGCCGTTTTTGTCTTTGAGGCCAGTGAATTGTTGTAAGTCGAATTTGCCATCATTATCAGATACCCCAAAATTATAATAATAACCGCCAATTTCTTCCATTTCTTCTTGTGTATAATATCTTTTTTTTATTTTATCGTATGCTCTAAATTTTATTTCTCGATTCATATTATTTAGGAAATTCGTTAATAATTTCAGAAGCCTCTATCTCTGCCATTTGTTCGTATTCTTCGGTTTCTTTCTTTTTGGCATACTGGCGCTTTGAATTACGATCTTGAAGCGCTACTCTTTTATGCCTGAAAAGCTCAAATTTGCTCGGCGTGATATGCGTAAGAAGCAAACTATCCACAGGTGGAGGATCAATGATCACCCCGTAATGCGGTTTACCCATATACTGCGTTTTCTTAAGCGCACCGAATTCAGCCATCGCTTCTTCAAGATTGATAATATCGATCATTTCCGTTTCGTTGTATCGAACCCACTCAATCTTTATTTCATCATTCGGCAATTTAGTACGAACCTCACGTTTCTTGAAAACCTTCACTTCTTTCGGCTCTTTGAATTTTTCCAAGAATTGCTCAAATTCATCAAGCTCTTTATTGGTATATTCAGGCCACAGCGTTGGCAATTTATCTTTACCAACCGCTTTACTTTTCATTCCCATATAATGTTAGAGATATTTTGCCAAAGTTTCCAACGTCCACTTTGTCATATATCCTCCGTTTTCTTTTAAGTCTTTTTGAAGCTTCGACATAGCTTCACGTAATTTTCTATCGTTAAAAGGAACCAATTCGCGAGCAGCTCTCATATTTCTCAAACCAAATTTACGCCACTCTCCACGGTTCTCCTTTGGAATCCCCGAATCTTCATCCTCGGCATACTCCCCAATAATGCGAATATGTCTATATGCAGATCCACGACACATCAAAACAAATTCCTGTAATGACATAGGTAATGTTTCATCTTTTTGATCTTTTCGGAAAAAACTATCAGATTTAAGGGGGGCGAAGCTTGCCTTCGCTTCTTGTTCTTTATTAGTAACTATATCAGTGTTACTTAAGGGAGCTGTTTCAGCATTTTGCTGTTTTGCCTCTTTGCTGTTTTGGCATTCAGGGTCGTGGGTAATATAGTATTCAACCCGACCATCCGCCTTCTTATTTCTTTTTAGAAAACCAAATTTCTCAAGCTCCTTCATTCCTTTATTGATAGAGCGAATACCATCAGAACATTCAAGCGCGATCCTTTTTACCGCGAAATCCCAGTCATTCGGTTTGCTATAAATATATCCAAACAATCCCTTTGCTTTCAAGGAAAGACGTTTGTCTTTAAAAATCACATTAGCAATAATTGTGAATGGAACTTCGCCTTTTTTTAATTTTTCCTTCATAACTTTTTAATGGATTTTTAATGTTTGATTTTCTTTTTTTAGAGGTTCAATGCCTCCTCAACAAACATATTATCGCCCTATCAAGGGGATATTGCAATGGGCGGGTTATCCCCTATCCGCCCACTGCTTATCCACAACCTAGAACGGGATATCCTTCACGTCAATCTCCTCGCTTTTCGGAAACTTTGCTCCTCCTTCTTCATCATCCTCATCTTCCTCATCGCCTTCGTCAGAAGTTCCTTTGGTATCATCAATTACAGGAATATCATTGATATCAACTGTTGGCAAGTTAGAAGAAGATTTTTTCGACACCTTCGAACCTACATCCATACGCGCATCGATAGCCAAGATTCGCTCGTGCAAATCGTTGATCATATCTTTCACCTTTACCAATTCCTCCTCATCAAGTTTCGCACCTTTAACGAAAGAGATAGAGAAATAGTCGCCCTGCGGTCCTTCTTCTTTGACGGGTGTTATTTTGGTAACAAACTCATGCGAATGCTCATTCGTTCCGAAAGATTGAAGGTAATCGTAGAATTTGAGAACTTTCTCTTTGTGTTTGAAATCTGAACCAAGCGAAGAACCTTTGATAGTAACCCGTACCACCTTATCTTCTTTAGGAATCCAGCAATAAACAATCTGCTGGGTTTTCAGCGTTGGGTTATTGTCGCGGATCTCCGTTGCCAAGCCGTATTCTTTTTTCCCGTCAGGCTTGTAAAGCGTAACTAAATCCGCTTTATGATTATGTTCATTCGTCCGCATTGTGGCCTTCTTTGAATAGGCAGAAAGCACTCGGCGGATCTTTAAGAAAACCACTTCAAGCGGTTCGCCCGCCTGCGTAATGGTTTTCTTTGGGTATTTTCCCGTTTGCTCATCGCGCTTAGCATCTTTCTCTTGCTCGGAGAAAAAGCCTTCGTTGCCGTTAAAAGTTACCTTATCGAGAGAAAGGGCTGCTCGGCGGTAGATTCCTTCCCCAGTCTTTGCTGAAAAATCTTCTTGCATAGGTTTATTCTTTAGGTTTTTTTTGTTCTATTTGGTTTTTGAGATCCTTTATCAAGACCTCGACATCAGAAACGTGCCAGACGCTCAAAATGGTCTTGGCAACGTCCTCGGTGCTTAGGTAGCCCACTTCTTGCCTTGCGTTGTGCAAAGCGATTCCTAGCCCCATTTTGGTGGCCTCACGAGCTTCTTTATATGCTTTCTTGCTCATCTTTTTGGGACATCTCATCGTACTGTTTCCAGTATTCGGGAAATGCCTCTTTTAATTTTATTACATTGAAGACATCGGCGCGGTAGAAACATTCGGATAACGCTCGCACGAAACTGCCTCCGTACTTGTACATCGCGTCAACTACTCTGAATTCATCTTCTGTCATATTAAGTTACAACTGCTTCCTCTTCCTCGGCGGTGCCAGCGTATTGCGGGGCAAGCGCCATCGGATCGAAACCAGATTGTTGCATTTCTTTAATAACATCGACATTTTTTGCAGTCATTTCGTAGCCCTTCGAAATATCATCAGGGAGATAAACCTGGTCGCCTTCTGTGCTGATAATATACTGCCTTTTGACAGCCTTTGATTCGGCAGTTTTTGGCGTTTTTTCAATCACCACATCTATCTCACTTTTCTGATAAGATTTCAACCATTCAACGCGTGAATAAGCCGTTTTCATTCTTCCTAGCACTCGATTCCATCGACTGACAATCGGCATGACTTCTTCCTCGAATTGCAACTGTGTTTCATAGCCGTATAGCATCGTTAGGTAAGCAGAATACTCGACTCCCCAATTACGGGCGAACTTCTTCAAATCTTCATCCCAAACAAGGTTCTTTTCCAAAGGTGGCAATCCTTCCAAAGGAATCCAGGTCCACTTGAGCTCGTCATCGTTGGCTGGCTTGATAAGGAATTTCTCGATCGGCGTATCTTTATGCGCCTGATAGAATGCAGAAATTTCTTCAACTGCTTTGCGATATTCCTTTTCCGTTTCAGCATTGTTTTCAACGGGGATTTCCAGCATGCGTAAATCATCACGACAGATATAGACCACATTGCCACGAGGGAAATTTTCGGCCTTCAAGTAATGGAACAACTGCAAACGGTGATTCTTTGAGGCGTTTCCTGTCCTCTCCATTGCGTCCATCATAAAAGATGAGCAGGATTTAATTTCGAGGAAAAGATCTGCCAAACCTTCAGGATATTTTTCAGCGAAGTTTTCAACAATAGCCTGCGAAGCTGCCATAAAGAATTCAGGTAGCTCCAAAGCTGCCAGATGCTCTTTATAGTGCTCATAATCAGGAATCCCGCCCGCAATGTAGTCGATTTTTCCCGTTACCTGCACCAATCCTGGATAATTGTAACCTACCCATTTTTGGTTTTCCTTTAAGATTCCCGCGCGCTTAAGAACCAATCCGACAACCCATTCAAACATATTACCCGCTTCAAACTTTCTTTTCGATCGTGCATTCGGCGGATTCGTTGGTTCAACTCCACGCATCTTCAAAAAGATTTCAATGTTCGCTTTTCCCAACTCCGAAGCCCAAACCCGATCACGTTCTTTCATCGGACGTTCAGCCTTGCTTACTAAAGCCAAGTTCCAAGCATCTCCCATTTTCCAACTGTTGGAACGAGGAAAGAAACTCGGCTGCTTGTTAGTCCTCCCCTTATTATTTTCCGCCATCTTCTAAAAGCTTTAATTCTTTTTCCAAAAGCTCGAGCGTTAATTTGTCGTCCTCCATTTGCTTTTGTCGCCAGTCGCACATAGCTTTCAATTCTTTGATTTTCTCTCTGATTATTTCTATTTTTTCCATAAACTTTGATTAGTTAATTTTACTTCCCATCGCCAAAAACCAAATCGCTTCATTGATTCCGCGCTGCCTCGCAACCTCTTTCGAAGTCGGAAGGTAACGCATTTCTGCGGTACGCGATTCATCATTCTGAATGTATCGGCGAATTCTCCCGATCGCACTTTCACGCGGTAGGTCATACAGATTTCCGAGGTAGACCGAACTGAAATTTTCCTCTCCGAAAGAAATCTGATTCGGATAAAATTTCTTCCAAAGTTCTATCATCAAACGAATATCACTATTGCGCGCTTCTGGGAAATCCCGAAGGATTTCTTCAACTTGATTTTTTAGTTTCTGCATAATTTTGCTTTTTCAATATAAAAAAAACCTTGCACGTTGTCGTGGAAAGTTAGAAGTATACCGAATAGTTTTTGCATAGTTTAGTTTGTAATTTCCTTTTATATATAGGTAGAAGTATCGACCAATCTCAACCTCTCCTAATCCTATTATGCTCCTATCAAGGGGATATTGCAATGGTAAAGTTATCCCCAACCTGTGCAAAACAAAAAGCGCCCATTAAGAGCGACTTTTTGCCTCGGGGCAAAATCCTAAGGAAGCAATTCGTAGGTTACGAAGCATCCGATCCCTACTAAGGCGGAAACTACTGCGTACCAAAAGTGAGCTGCAAAAAGAGTAGGAACGACACCGATAAAGAATGCTCCAAGCGTCAGAAGTCCTGCGTTGATTGTGTTATTAGCTGTCATCTTTTTTTGTTTTTATTTTTTTATTATACGACCTTTTTTCCATTGGTAAAAGAGAGGGAGGGGCATCGCCAGGGCAATATGTTGCCCCTCCCTATGAAGTGAGTTTCCCCTAAAGGAAACCGTTTGGAAGGCTATTCATCGAAACGACCGACTTCGCAGGCTGCTTCCGCTGGTACGAATGGAAGTCGGGTTTGCGGGTCTTGTACTTGATCCTTGGGAAGGACGAGTTCTGCGATTTCAACGAGAAGCGGGATACGCAATAAGATTGAATCCTCGATAACCCGTTGAATTGCCGAAAGCGCATCTTCCTTCTCCTCTTTGCTGACGAGTTCGAGTTTCATGTTTTCTTTTCCTTTACCGATTGGATCGGTTCTACGAGAATCAGCATGCGAACGCGGTGCGGAGAATGGTAGTAATTCGTTTTCCTAAAAGCGAGGAACATTGCCAGTTCGAGCTTTTCGATTGCCAACCCTTTGTCGATATCGTCATCAACATAGATTTCATCTTCCGTTGGTTCTTGTTCCATCAGTACCTCCAAGGTTTGCAAAGCCATTGCAAGTCTTGATAGATATGCAATACCAAAACATAAAGGACGAAAACGACAAGGCGCGGAAATTGAACGAAGAATCGTTTCATGGAGCCTCCTTTGAAAAGAGCTATAATTTCAATCGACTGAGGGAGGAGTTTGCAATGCAAACCCCTACCTCAAACGGTTTCAATAAACGTAGGCCAGAACGCAGTCATTCGGATTCGTTTCATCGAACATATCGATACGACAACGCTGCCCGACAATGACGCTGGCAATGCTCACCGACTTTGCAATCGGAATGTTTTTGATAATCGTCTGTGGATTTTCAGCAAAAGAAACGTCCACCGTATTAGAACCTGAATGAATAGCGTTCACAAAACCTTTCTTGAAAGTAGACTTTACAAGACGTTTTTGTTGCTGTTTAAAAGTTTGATTTACGGGAGTCTGACTCATAGGTTTCCTGTGTCGAGTTCGATTGAATAATCGCTATTATTGTTTCCACCTCCTTGCGTGAAATTTTGCGAGTAGACGCGGGTTATCGCATTCACTCCCGAAGTATTATTGCCAGTATTTACAATCGTTACAGCATCGAAGAGCTCTGCGCCTACGTTGATAACCTGCTTCGGTGTGTACTGATTTTGGTATTGGTTGGCGTTAATCAGTTCATTGTTTGCACGGGTTTGTGCATCTTGTTCCGTCAAAATAGTGTAATCGACAATGACTTCTTCTCGAACGATCACGCCCGTCATCAAACCTGTGTTGCGCGCGGTGGCGCTCACTCCGCTGCCATAAACCGTAACCTGTGAAATGTATTCCTTGTCGGATTGATCCACATTTTGCTGATAGAGTTGCGTATTGTAGGTGTAAGTTGAAGGATCACTCGGGTTCAAGAAAATGGCTTTGAATCGACTCAAAAGATCTGAAAAGAAGAAAGCGAGCAAGCTTGTCGCCAGCGAAGTTATATCACTCATCATATCATCGCCAGAATTTACACCAAAGGTTTGAATCGGTTTCCAAAGATCAGGTGCTAAAATCTGCTTGACTTGCAGGACGGTATTCGGATCTGCCAAAAAGCCCCATTGTCCTGTCGTAAGATAGGGAACGGTTGTATTATTTTCGTTCCAAGAAGCAACCATGATTCCGTTAATGAATGCGTGGAACCAACCATCAATCATAACAACTTTGTAGCTGTTCCATTGCGTCATGTCGATATTCATCGATCCAAGCGTTCCAGGATTATTGCTGACATCGTAGGGCGTATTGTAGAACTGGTAAATGACACCGTTGTAAAGCCTTTCGAAACGGCAAAATGTAGGTGGATTCGCTCCTCCAGTGCTTGCCTGAATGACGTGAAAATAATAACTCGCTGCGCCTGCGCTGTCCGTTCCTTTCCTGAAAGAAAATCGAAAACCCATCGGACTACCGTTATTATTCGGATTAGCTTTTGCCATCCAAGAAATCTCACCATTCGCCATTGAGTTTATGTTAGAGATCGCTTGGTTTGAGGCAGTGATATTTAGAATCCTATTTTTAAGAGTAAAAGTGCCTGTGAAATTGTTAGTGAAAAGAAGTTCACGCCAGGTGTATTTTATGTAGAAGGAAAAAATACCCGCGATGCGCGCAAGTTTTCTCATCACGATTCCCAGATTGTTTTGAACGCTCAAAGAGCCGAGTGCAAAGAATCTGAAGTTAATCGGACCCGCGCCGGCCGAGCTTGAACCGAAACCCGTAGTGAAGAATTTTTGCAGAGAATCATTGCCTTGGAACTGCGCCGATATATCAAACTCACCATTTTTTCCTCCCGATCCACTATTGAAAAGATAAGAAGTTGTCGAAGGGTTAAAGCTCGAAAGCCCGTTACCGATAGAATCTCCCGAATCATCGATCATAAAGTTGAATTTGAAGTAATCATATCGGCGAACATAAACTCCGTACCAGTGAATTCCTGAAAGAGCAAGCGTGAAAGGCATCGTTCCACTATCAAGCGTTGTAGGAGTTCCAGCAATCATCAAAACAACCTGCCATGATTGCCCGTCAAGGTTATTTATCTCCAAGCGCAAGTAGTTATTGGAATCAATATAGAAACCGTAAAAATAAGAATATCCCGCGCCCGCAGCTTCCCAAAATACCTTCATCAGATGACCGTAGGAATTGGCGTTGTTGCTTGCGAGCATGATATCTGCCTCGCCTGTCGAAGATTGCAAAACCAACAAAGGAGGAGTCCCAGGCGTGAAAACCCAAACACCGTTGACTTGGTTCCAACTGCTGATAAAACTACCATCGAAAATGTCAGCGAAGAAATTCGGACCCGTATATTGGTAGCTGAATTTCGAAACTGTAGTGTTTAACTTTTTGTAGAAATCGCGCCCTATGAGGTTGACATCGTTTTGTGTTGCTGTTACGGTCTGGTTGATATCATCGATATAAAAAGTGCTGTGCGGGACGGCTTCGGTACTACCATCAGAATCATAGTAGCCTTGCCAGATTGCAACCTTCCTATTTTTAGCGATAGCTGCTGCGCCAGGACTCGTTGGCGCAGAACCAACCCATTTATTATTAGCATTTGCGATCTGAACGTTCATCGAACAGGGTTGCCCCGCCACATCGTTAATCGTGAATGCAATTACATCTGCTGAAACATCAGCTACGATATTGTTCTGAGTGAACTCCCAAAGCCACCCCAAAGCCCCTCCAAGCCACCAGAAACCGTTTTGGAGGATAAAAGATGCAATACCACCACTATTGAACTCCGTGCCGTCTGTACCCACTAAAACGGTCGGATATGAAAAACCTTCTCCATCATCAGAATTGAGCAGGATATAGTTTGTATGGGTAGTAACGATATTCGCTGTATTTTGCGAGCTTTGATAAGTCGAAGTTTGGGAAATCGAATCGACAAGGATCGCTTGCGCGGTAAGATAAACCAAATTATTCACGACCGTAGCCCAAGGCCAGAGGAACTGGTTTTCGTTTGTATTGGAAGCCGAACCAACAGGCATCACCGAAACGGGCGAAGACCATAGATCCCTTACAGGAGAAGAATTACCAACAA